ATATGTAATGGTTTATCTGTTTATAACATTAAACATGGTACTAATATATGTTAACTTAAAATAGAATATGGGTATAAAAGTTTTTTATGGGGATAATACAAACAACTAAAAAAGTTTGTATTATCTCTTTTTTATTATATTTAGTATACTATATGTGTAATAGTATTTCTTATAGGAGGAGATAAAAAAATGATTCCTAGTTATAAGTTAATGTATGAAGTAAATAAAGAATGTATTTCATATTTACAAAGTGTATGGGGCAATGATGAGTGTGAGAGTTGTACATATACTGAAATTTATTCCAACTTAATGGAAGAAGTATGTGATGGTGCATTAGATATTCCATTGTACACTAAAGAATCAAAAGAATATTACAAGACAAAAAGTGAGGTAAACTTTAATAAGTATATGCTAGATATCTTGTTAAAGCTATATGAAAAGAATAAAATGAAGTATACGTATCAAGTAGATAACGTAACATATTATTCAGATGAGTTTTATGTGTTAGAGAAAGAATTAGAAAAATTGCTAGTAAAGGAGAATTAATATGAAAAAGAATAAAACGTATAAAAAGTTTGATTCACAAACATATCGTATGGTCATGAGTATGTTAACCTATTTTGAAAGCCTTGGGGTTAAGGATATTGTAAGATATGTAAATTGTAGCAAGGTGTATTACAGAGTTAGAATAGATGGTTATTTTCTTAAACTTGATTTGGTTAGCGACATTATGAAGAATATACCTAAGAGATATGTGGTAGCATTTGATACATTTATGGGTAAGGTATTTAAACGTGTTCTTCGAAGAGTACATACATTTTATAGGGATGATTATTATACTATTAGTTTTTTAATGGATTATCTACAAGCTAATAGCTATATTGTACCTATTGGGTTGGAAGATATTGAGTGTGTACGTATGTATGCTGAGAGTGATTATGACAAGGGTGTTGCCTTGAAGTTGGTTAATACTGTATTAAATAAGAGGTCAGAAGTCGAGGATATTTTAGGTGATACTATGGTTAATAATAAAAACACTACAATGCTAGCTAAAGAAGATTTAGATAAGAACTTCTCTTATTTATATGAAACATTACTTAGATTACATATTAAGGGTTATAATACTCTTGAAGTTGGTGATAATATTATTGCTGTAGTACAGGGGTATACACAAGCAGATTTAGACAATCATGCAATTAAACGTAAGACATACTTAAATATCACTTCTACGTTTGATTTGTTAGATTTATATAGACCATTGCGTAGGGGTGTATATTCCATTAGAGGTATACTTAATTTACCTTGTGCAGGTGATATTGTCTACATGGGCGATAAACCTTATTATTTACATAGTATTTCTCTTAATGATGTAGGTACAATGTATTTCTTATATCCTAATCACTTAAATAGAGAGATGTATGAATTGTTAGGGGATAGGAATTTAGAGATGACATATAAAGTACGTATGGCTAAGAAGAATACTACATGTAATATGTTTGAAGATAGTTATCAAGATAAGTGGAATGCATTTATAGGAGGTTAATAATGGTAACACAATATTTTAACGCTGATGTTATTACATCTGAAGAGTATGTTGGATATGTACGTACTATCTTTCAATTACAATCTGCTATTAATATGGTGGGTTTAGATGGTGGTATTCAAGTTGTTAATAATAGATTACGTTTCTATAATGCAGAAGATGAAGATATCACAACTGAATATAAAGATTTGAAAAAGTTGGGTGTGAATACTAATCTTCTACTTAAACATAATAATGCTATTTCTGATTGTGTTGTACACTTAGAAACAACTGTAAAGGAATTGTATGATAAGGTATGTCATACTGTTGTTAGTGATTATGGTAATATAGCTAGATACTATCGTGCCAATGAAGATAAAAATTTAGTACCTAGTTTCGTGTATTTACGTGAGTTCGATAATCAGGATGAATCTGATAAAGTTAAACTGTTGTATGAGTATCAATATTTGTATGATTATATTAATAATCTTTGTAATATGAATACTAATAGAGGTATGGATGATATTATTAAGACACAGTATGATGTACATAGGGATTGTGTTAATTTTGTCATAGAACATACTAGTATAGATGCAGTCACTTCGTGTACTATTGTTAGAGATAATATAGCTATTCGATTGTTACCTACAGTTGTGTTTAGTGGTTCTCATAAAATTAAAGTTAGGGATGTGTTGAATAATGTCGATACAGTTATTCGATACTTGATTAGATTACATTCTGATTCATTTAAAGTTGCTTATGATGGTTTAAGTCGCACAGATTCTAAGTCTTTTGATAAGGTAGGGTTGAAACAGATTAATTATGTTACAGAGGGTAATGGTTTTGTAGTATTTGGTGATAATGTATTTTCTGTGCATGTTGATAGTGATAGAGTTAAACATTTAGTCAATCAATTAAATTATGTGCATAAAGTCGATTTTTTTATTAAGGCTATTGAAGGTCATCAGTACCTATTAAATACACCTATTATTGATAACTATGTGACAGTTGCTAGTGCTATACAGTCTTATTTACAATATCAATATAAAAGTGTTGTGGGTTATAGTGGATATACTAAATACATGCCGTATGTGTGTTTGTTGTTATCCGCTACTAGTGTGAGTTTTGTTGGTTATGCACATATTCATCAGAGTGTTAATATGCATTTAATTCATTATCATAGTTTTATGGTTGATACAGGTAATAGTGATAGGTTAGATATGTTGTTGTCTTATATTGATTTTTGTAAAGATAACTATAATTCTGATTTTACGTGGCACAACGATAGACATGTTATGGTAGTTCATCACAAGCATAAAGGAGATGAAGTTCTTTCATTGCATAAATATATTGATGACCACTCTATTGGTTTTAATTTAGATGTAGATGATGTATTAGATTTACTAAAACTATCTAGAGGTTTAGTAAAGAGTTTCTATAATACATTAAATGCAGATAAAGATGTTGTATTTATTGATGCTTTGAATGGGTTTAGAATGATTTCAGATATTGCTAAATCTAGAGACGATACATACATTACATTGGATTATGAGATTGATAAATATCTTAATTGCAATACTAATTATTTTGGTACTATTAATAGTGACTCTTTATTAACATGTTCTGATATGGTGTTTCCTTTAGATGGTGTACGTTATTATACTAAGGATGTAAGTAACTATAAATCTATAGTATCTATAGTTGAGAAACGATATAAAGGGATGAGAGTTGTATTACGTCTTATACTTGATAAATTGTATGGTATCTTTAGTGAGATTAAGGCTAGGGACATTAAAACAGTATCTATTGGTGTAGAGGATTTCAAAGATTATAGTAACTTATCATTCATTGTTAAAACATATGATGGTAGAGTTGAAACATATCCATTACTTGTTACTGATATGTTTAGCTATGCTGTGTATAGTTTGTTTCATGAGGATAGTGGGTATCAGATTTATGATGCTACATTAAAGGAAGTATATGATATCCTATCTGAAGTCAGGGATATGATGGTAACTAGTTTTAACTTCATTGATTTTGATGAAGATATTTTTGTAATAGTTGATAGTTTACGTACATTATCTGTAATAGTAGACAATTCATGTGATAAAAAAGGGGCAGAAAAAATGAAAGTAGTACATTCTAAAGAAACAAAATTAGTGCGTTCTAGTGATGCTAAAAATCTTATGTTAGCTAAAGACCTAGCTATGGAGTTTATTGATAGTGGTTATGATGTGATTATGCGTGATGGTGAGGATTTAGTAGTGTATTCTAGTACAGATAATAGTTTGCAAGAATATGTACCTAAGTCTTTACACAATGTTTTCTATGACGTAGATAAGTTAGACTTATTACCATTGACATATTACGTGTATATGTGTAAATAATTGAGAGGGGATTAGATTATGATATACAATACAGAAGAGATACGATTAACAGCAGAAGAGTATGTAAGATGTATAGAATTATTCTATGTGTTGAAACATAAGGGAAATAGTTATGGTTATAATTCTAAGATTACATCTATTGAGGAGATGGGCATAGATTTTGAAGGGGATTTCTTTAATTTTGATTTAAGTGAGGGTATCGTTGAGCAGTTTGAAATGTTGTCTAACATGACGATTAAATCTGTGTTAGATAAGTTACGTTTTATCATGACTCATGCTATCTACAGTTTATATGAGGTACAGGAGTTATTAAAACAGAATAAAACAGCATATCGGTTGTGTCCTAATTTTACTCTTAATGCATATTTAGAGGGGAATGTATTTAAGAATGTTCTTAACTACCTATTAGAGTGTCATAGATTATATAATTACTTTGTAGATGGTGATTATTTTAATTGTTGTATTCGATATGTACATGATGACTTTAAAAATCCATTTCATATGTACAATAATAAGGGTGAGGATGTTTCAATGACATCTCCTATTATTCAACATGTAGCATTTACAACTAGAAAAGAAATAGCTGTACATGAAGTCATTGAAAATATTCATGCTGTTATGTTTATGTTGTCTAAACTACATCTTGATAAACTTAAAACACTACGTAAGATATATCAAGATGAATTAGAGAGTGTTAGCAATGGGTATCATATTCGTGTACGTTACAATGATACTAGAGATGTAGGGTTGATTAATACATTGTATGTTAATTTACCTAAAGATATTAAGAGTGAAGATGTAGAACATATCGATACTGTTAGATTGGTTAAAGATGTAGTTGATGCAATTACTATTGGTGTGAGTTGTAATTATTCTTGTGAGAAAGATAAGATAACTGTGTTTGATGTCGTAAGTGCTATGGTGTGTCATTCAGATATATTATTACGTGATACATATGGGGATGGGTATACAAATTATAGTGTAACTGCTAAAGTGTTCTTAGATAAGATGAGTTGCAACGGACTTAATAAGCATATATCACAGGCTATGATGTTATATATCATTTATTACTTTAGGTACAAAATCAAGAATGATACATATCTTCGATTAGAACGATTGAAACATTCACTAGAGTTTGAAAATGGTACATTTGATAATGATGTAACATGTAAAGACGGACATATTTTAATTCTTAATCATAGATATCATGAGAGAGAAGAATTGATAGGGAGTATTATTAATTTTAATACGTTACCTGTAAAAGAGTCTGACTATAGTACTATGATTCCTAGTGTGTTATGCATGATGTTAGATGTCTTGAAGGTTATTGGTTCTACGTGGTATTATCACGCAAGATTTACTACTCCTATGCATATGATTCAGCTTATGTATGAGTTACGATATGAGAAGTATGATAACTTATTCTGTGAGTATTATACAAGTAGCGATACATTTAAGTTAATGCCAGATACATATTGTAGTAATAGTGACGATGACATACCTATTACTTGGTATCATTGTGGGAATACAGTATTACCTACATATGGAACATATGATATAAATACTATTTTAAAAGATACTGTATTTATTAATAGTGGGTATCTCAATGATGCTAGAATGGGTTTAATCACTTTGTTGAAAGTGGTTGATGATACACTACATGGTATCACTAAAGAGGTTGATAGTTTAGAGTTACGATATAATATGTCTGATTATAATTATAATATGGAGTTCCATATTACATTTACAGATGGTGAGACAGTGGTTAGATATACTGAGTTTAACCTAGCAGATTTCTATTATCTATATGGGTTATTATTATATTGTGAGAGTGTTGGTTGGAAATCTTCTTTATTTAATTATAAGATGGATATCTACTCTTTTAAGACAACAATTAAAGATATGGCTTATCGGATTAATGCTGTTGCTAAAGAATTTTATACAGTTAGTGGTGATTTGATTAGTAGTGAAGAGTATGATATCTTGGAGTCTATTATGAGTCATGCTAAGGGGTATAAAAAGAGTAATGGTAATGATGGTAGTATTATGAAAGAGTTGAAGGATTCTTTGGGTGTTAATACTATTGACCCTGTTGTTGAGGTATTAACTAAATATAGTAATGAAGTTGATGTTAAATATATAGCAAGGGTATTATCTAATGAGTTCATGCTTAATGGCTATGATTATATTGTTGTAAAAGATGATAAGATGAAAGTATACTCTACAGATGGGAGTAAGTGTCAGGTCATTGCTAAACCATTACATCGTTTCTTCTATAATGCCGATACGATTGATAAGTTACCTTTGTTGTATTATTTAATTGATTAGGTGTACTATGGGTGGTGTTAATGCTATATTAAATTATGCATATGGTGTATATTCTATACTAGGGATTTCATTATATGTGTTTGTTGTATTGTTAATCAGTGTTGTGTGTGGTATTAGTAAGTCATATCAATTAGATGTGTTCTGTAGAGTATATGCTAAAGTATCTATATTGTTATCATTAGCATTTGTTGTGATTGTTTCTATTATTAATACCATATCATTTATATTAGAGTAGTTTTAGGGGAGTGTATGAATAGTGTTTCTACAAGTGTATCAGATGTACTACAGCATTTAGGGATTGAATATATCAGAAGAGATACAAGTAATAATTACTATATGGTTACAGATAGTGGTGAGAAGATTTCTTGTGATGAGTTCTTTAAAGTTGTATGTATGCATCTATTACAAGATAGAGATGAAATGTATGTAGATAAGAAATAAAAAACTAAAAGAGGTAGTGAAAATCTACCTCTTTTTATATTATCACTTTACAATACTTTACACATATGTTATACTATATATGTACCAGATAGGTGGTACTAAATATTGTCTTTCAAAAGATAAGGAGAAACAAAAAATGGAATTGATTAAATTACTTAGCGGATTGCCTTGTTTGTTGTCTATTGCATGGGGTTTTGGATATGTAATTATGCAAGGTAAGGGTTACTATCCAACTAAATGGTATAAATTAGTTGGTTTAATTTTACTTGTTTTATCCATACTAGATATTTTTGTTATTAATGCAGATTTATATCCTAAGTATTAATTTACTTAGGATATAGCAAAAAGGAGATATAAAATGGTTGTTGTAGCATTTATAGTAGTTGTAGTTATGGTGTATGTAACTATGATTGGTAGCAAAATTCATGAAGAGTGTGATAGATACGATTCTATTAAAACATATAACACTCTTAGAAATAATAAAGAGTTCCTTAAAAAGATTGGGGGTTAGGTTATGTTTTTACCTGTAATTGGTTTGTGTGTGTTGTTACTTGTTATTTATGTAACAGTAACATTATTTAAAATTAGAAAAAACTATCACTTTAAGGATGCTAGTCATTTTGAGGTGGTAACAGTCGAGAGGGATACTAATTTAATTCCTTTCATTGTAGACTTTATTGGTAAGATAGTATTACCTATGGCTATTCTAACAGTAGAGAGTTATACATGGTGTGCTATTCTTTTGTTTGTATTTGTTATCTTTGGTTTTTATTCTATTAGGGTTGATATGAATTTCTTATATGCATTAATCTTTAATGTGTATAAAGTTAAAACAGAAGAAGGGATTGTATATACAGTATTTTCTTTTGAAGACATTACAACTATTACTAGTGGTAAATACTTGGAGGTTGGTAATGGTGTCCTCTTATACAGATGAAGTAAATACTAAGCATCATATCATTAATAGTGAGATAACAAGACCATATCTTGTTAAAGCATTAGATAAAGATGATGCTACAAAAGAGTATATGGGTTTTTATTATGGGTATGTTATTAAGCATAGTCATTTTACAGATGAGCGTAAGGATTATCTGTTACTCATTGACGAATCTACATTACAAAAAGATGCAAGTGTGTCTAGGGTAGAGATTGATTATAATACGATTAGGCAGTCTACTGGTGTATTAGATAGTAATGGTAGGTTACTGTTTGTAGGTGATATCATTTCTTTTGTTAATAGAAATAATACTAAGTATATCATTGTTAAGGGTTGCAATGGTTTTTGCTATATGGATATAGATAACAAAGATAAAACAAAGATTCCTTTAATGTGTAATAAGTATAAAGATAATGTTAATACAGATATTGTATATGTGGAGGGTTAATATGTCAGTTGAATTGATTACAGCACAAATCAGTACATTAGAAGAGAGAATTAAGGTTTCAAAACAATTATTATCTAAAATTGATAATTTAAGTGATACAGATACAAATGCAATGAAGAAACAAATTAATGACTGTATTGTAAGTTTTGAGGTGTTAAATTTCTTGTTAATGGAACGTCAGGTGATTGAAACAAAAGAGGAAGAACTTAATTCTGTATTAAATAATGTAGAAGTAGAAGTTCCTACACAGACTGTGGGGTTAGATGGTGAGATAATTGAATAGTTTAGCATTAAGTATTATAGGTGGTTTTGTTTTAATCGTACCAACAGTATTGTTTTTATATGTTATGATTCAATTATTGTTTAGAGTATTAAGAAATGATATAATATTTTCTAGTGGATTTATACATTTATTAATTGTATATGCTATCGTATTTAGTATTTGTTTTGTAGGTGCATATGCTGTGTACATATGTAATTAGAGGTATATAGTTAATGGCAAGTAAGGATTATATTTTTAAAATGATGGCCGCTTCTTCTCATAGTAGCGATGCTAGGGAAGAACATGATTTCTATTCAACAGAGCCTAATGCTGTTGAGGATTTGTTGCGTTATGTAGATTTACAGCATAAAGTTACTGAGCCTAGTTGTGGTAATGGTAATATTGCTAATGTGTTACTTTCTCATGGACATGAGGTAGATGCATATGATTTAATTGATAGGGGTTTTGGTTATACAAAAGACTTCTTATCTGATAATACTCAGATTGATGGTGATATCGTAATGAACCCACCATATAAATACGCTATGGAGCATGTATCACATGGTATGAGTATTTTAAAAGAGGGTGGTAAACTTTGTGCTTTTCTTAAAGTACAGTTTCTTGAAAGTCAAAAACGTAAACCTTTGTTTGATGCATATCCTTTAAAATATATGTATGTGTTCAGAAAACGTACAAATTCTTATCGTAATGATGATAGGTCTTTAGGTGGTAGTTCTGTGTGCTATTGTTGGTACGTATGGGAAAAAGGTTACACAGGTGAACCAACAATTCGATGGATTGATTAGATAATTAAGTATTTGTATATGTGTAACTTTTGATTTTGTGTTATACTATATACAAATACTTTTTATTTTAAGAGGAGATTAATAAAGTGGATAGATATGGACGTGTAATTTACGATAAAAACTTTCATACTAAGAATTTTATTCTGCATTATAAAAATCTAATAGATGTAGATAAATTTAAAGCAGATAGGGTATCATATGGTAAGCGTATAGATACATTATCTAAGCAGTTATCAGAGATTGATATGGGTAAGAATATTTTATTTATTGGTAGTCATGATATTCATCGTGAGTTATTCTTAGCTATGTTAAGTCGGTTTGAAACATTACAATCATATTACTATTGTAGTATGATGCAACTACATGATATATTTTGGGGTAATAGAGGTAGTGAAAATACTCATTTAATGGATGAGGATAAGATGTATTCACTACAGGATATTACCGAACGTGTATTGTGTGTATATATCAATCGTGAGATGATTCCTACACGTAATGCTAGTGTAGTTGGTACAGTGATTACTAATAGGTGTATGTTACCTAATAAAGTCAATTGGTTGTACTTTCATGGTTTCACATCTGATATGTTAGATAGGGATGGTTATAAATCTATCTATGATTTGTTTAAGTCAGGTGATAGTTTTACTATTATTGATTTAAATAAAGACATGCCAAACTTGTTTAGTAGTGAAACAAAGATTGTTAAGTCGACTACTAAAAAGCGTAAAAGTGTTAAGACAGAAGAGGTTGCAGAGACTTCTAACAATGTTTCTGATTTATATTGATAAGGGAGTGGTTTAATGAGAAACGTAATATATTCATGTCTATCTAAGTCAGACCCTTATTATGTGGATTATCTTAGAATCTTTGAAGAGGAAGCTGATAATTATAAGAAACAATTTAAGATTGATGGTGTTCTTAGCGATGTAGAACGTAAGTTTATGGATTTCATCATTAAGTCCTATGAAGTGAGTGGTGAGACACCTAGTCTTGATTTGTTTGTTAAGATGTTTAGTGAATATCCAGTAGAGGATGATTTACGTGTAGCAGAAGAGATTGGTATCAATGATTTTAGGGTATATATTTTTAATCTGATTGATAAGAGGGTTAATAAATATATTGCTAATCGGTTAGATGAGTTAAATGCTAAAGTAAAGAGTGATGGTATTACAGATGATATTGCACAAGAGTTTACTAAGTTAACTTCATTGTCTAATAGAAATAAAGCTAAAGACATTAATATTGAAATAGATTCTAAGCAAGAGTATGATAATAAGAAGTTACGTCCTGTAGGGTTAGTTACAGGAATACCAGAGATTGATGATAAAATCGGTGGTATGAGTCCTGGAACTGTAACAACGATTGCTGGTTTTACGTCCCAATACAAATGTGTGTCAGAGAATGAACGTGTGTATACTAATAGAGGTCTTTTAACTATGAAAGAGATTTACAATATTGGTGTACGTAGTGACTTGATGGTACAGTCTGAATTTGGTATGCGTAAACTTGTAGCAGTACATGATGAAGGTGTTAAGAATTCATATATCATTTACATAGGTGGTATACCTATTGAGACATCACCTGTACATAGATTTAGGGTTTTAACAGATAATGGTTTAGAGTGGGTTGAGGCACAAAATCTTAAATGTGGCGATAGGGTTGTACAGTCATTAAAATATTGTCATCATGATGGTGGTGGAAATATTGAGCATTGGAAACATGAAGCTGAGTTAATTGCTAGAACACGAAAAGAGTTTGATGATAACTTATTTACGGTAAGTCTAGTTTGTTGGAAGGCTTTTATTAGAGAGTTGTTTAGACATATAGGGTATGTTATTGAGAATGGTAAAACATTCATGTATTTTTTCAGTGATACTAAAGCATATTCTGTGAGTCGTTTGTTGTCAGCATTGGGGATTTCTACAGTCTTTGTGAATAGTAAGTTATTTATTAAGGGTTCTGTGTCTTTACAACGATTTATTGATGTAGTAGGTATTCATACATATAATGAAGTTGTACATTTTGTAAGATTGTCTGAGTTGGATGATGAATATATCGGAGATAATGAATTAGTTGCTATATGTAATAAAGATTTTGATGAATATGTTAGTGCTGAGTTAACATGGAATACTGTTACAGATATAGAACAGTCTGAGTGTTACATGTATGATTTAACAGTTGAGGGTTCTTCTACTTATTGTTTGAATGGGTATGTAACACATAATACAACGATGTCATTAAATATAGCACATCTTAACGCTTATGAGTTAGGGTATAATATCTGTTACTTATCACTAGAAACACCTAAAGAAGATATTAATTGGAACTTATTATCTTGTCATAGTTATAGTACTAAATTCCAACGATATAACTTTGTATCACATGCAAAGATGCGTTGGGGTACTATGACAGCAGACGAAGAAGATTTTATCTTTAATGAGGTAGAACCAGATTTAAAGAATGATTATATCGATGATGAGGGAAATACTCGTAAGCGTGGCAAGGTTATTATTCTAGACGAATCTGATTTCAAGACTTTCTCTTTTGGCGAGATTTCTAGTGTTATTGAAAAGGTAGACGATAAATTAGGTGGTAAGCTTGATTGTGTTATTGTGGACTATATTCAGTTGTGTAAGTTTAGTGGTCAAGGTGTAACTTATGATGCTAACTCACAGATTAATAGCTACGTAACATTCTTTAGACGTTTAGCACAAAATTTCAAGAAAGAGATTAAGGAAGATGGTACTGAGGAAGTACGTCAGTTAACAATGATACTATTAGCACAGATTAATCGTAGTTCTTGGCAAAAAGCAAGTCGAAATGATGGTAGATATGATATTACATGTTTAGCTGATGCGAATGAGTTAGAACGTGGTAGTGCAAGGGTATTTACTACATATACGTCAGAGGATTTGAAAGCTAGAAAATCTGCACAGGTACAGATATTAAAAAATCGTGCTGGTCAGACAATGTATGACCCAGTAACTGTGTATGCAGATGGTGAAGCATACGTGTTCATGTCAGAAGATGGTATGAATAGTAGTTTTGGTGGAGATGGTCTTGCTAGTGTTGAAAGTGCGTTCGCTAGTATGGATGATTCGTTTGATTTCTTATAGAGGCATGATGGTATGAGTTCTTTTACGTATAATGGTAAAACATATAATTTTGCACAAGATGTATATATTAATCCTAATGGTAAATGTGTAGCTACATTGACAGATGAGAATAATACAACTTGTGAATTAACATTTGTTGATGGTAAGTTAGTGTCTATCACAGAAATTAATTAGTATATCGTAATATAGTATAATATGTTATAATCTTTGTAGATAGCTAATTATCTATATATAGTAGTAGTGTTATTGGATAAAGCTAGTAACACTACTATTTTTATAAGATTAAAAGGATATACATGAATGGGACAATTAGATAAATTAACTAAAAGCTACGAGCAACATATTATTAAGTGTAGAGTAGAGGGTGATAGGGCAATTCTTGCCGTATTATCAGATGTACATCAAGGTTTAAATGATAGAAAGTATCTACAGGATACTGTTAAATTCTTATTATCATTGGGTGATAGGTGTAAGGTTATTCTTGGTGGTGATTGTACTAATACTACAACAAAAAACTCAAAAGGTAATGTACTTGAAGAGTGGTGTAGTGGTAGTGAGCAGATTTACACTTTAGTAGAGGATATTAGACCTTTATATGAGAGTGGTCAGTTGATTGGTATCGTAGAGGGTAATCACCCTAAACGTGCTTATAATGATGCGTATATTACTATTGAAGAGATGATTGCTAGTTTATTAGGTGATAAATCACTATATAAAGGTTGTATGGGTATTGTTTACTTTAACGTAAATGATAACTTATATGTACATCAAATTTTGCATAAACATAGGTCTACAGAGGGTGCGTATGATTTCTTTAATGCTGATGTAAATTGGTTTGAGCATAAGCATAAACCTATGACTAGAGCAAGGGTTAAAATCGAGCATAATAAGTTTGTTAAAAAACCTGTAGCACGTCAAGTATGGGATATTTATCAATCTAGTTTTCAAGTATTCCCTGATTATGCTAAGAGTGCTGGATATAAGCCTAGTGTGAGTGGTTATTACTTGTGTGAGATGAGTGGTAATAAGCATAATCGAATTGCTACACCTTATTTTGATAGTGATTTTAGAAATTTAATTAAAAATGGTTATGAGTTTTAGGTGATTATTCATGGTAGATGAGTTCTTGAAGTGTTATCAGTCTAATACTTCATTGAGAGAGTACAATATAGTAGCTAGTCTTAGTATTGGTAGAGAGGGTGAGTATGGTGAATATCCATCTGAACCTTATTTAGATTATTTAGGGTTAGATTCAGTTGGGTTTGATAAACAGTTTGAGGATTCGTATATTTATAACAATATTTCTCTTAGAGACTTGGCATATATGGTTATGTATGCATACTTAGATGATAATTATACGTATGTATTGCCTTGTAGTGGTTTTGATGTCAGGGTTAAGTCGTTAAGTTCATATGAGGGGTATGAGATTCATATCACAATACCTTTGAAGGCTTTTATGACAAAGTGTATGGCTAGTTTTGTTTATAGAGATGTGTCAGTTGTTATAGATTCTATTTTTAGTATGTATAGAGATGTAGATATAAAGGAGAAGATAAAGGGTGTTCAAAGAGAAGTCTAAGTTAGATGGTTGGGTGGATACGATTGATAGTTTTATTGAGTTAGAAGATGGACATGCAGTAGCATCTAATGTAATTACTAATGCTAAAGAGTTTATTAAATCTGTGTATGATTTAGATAAGACAAATCCGTGGCATCGTAGATGTGGTGTTAGAGTTGTATCTTCAACTATTGGTAGTATTCTTATTTCTATTGAAGCTGTAAATGGTACACATCTTGATATTGAATTTTTACCTACTGATATTATTAGCATGTATCATTATGATACACTTAGTGATGAGCATAATGTGGTAGACTTGATGTATATTGATTCTATGTCAGTTCAAGATGCTATTCAAGAGTTTACTGAAGTATTAGATAATAGTGGTATTTAGATACTATTTTAAGGGGAGATTATATTATGGTAGTACATTCAGAAGAAGATATTATTGAGTTGGTTAAGTTCTTTAAGAAAGAATACAATACACTAGATTTAAATAATCAATGTAAAAATGTAGTAGATTTCGTCAAGGGTACTAAGTTAGAAAGACCTATGTCATGTACTGATGTTGATGTGTCTGTACATGAAGATAGCACAATTACAATTAGCTATATAGTTAAAGAGTGGGCAATTAATTTTATATTCTTCTCCGATAATCAAGTTCATGTTCAAGAGTGTACCAATCACGTAACTAAGTTTGAAAATGTAAAACGTGCGATTATGTATGCTAATCGTTTCTTATGTATATAGGTGGTATATGGAGTTAGTTTCTTTTGTATTGGTTTTAACATTGACTGTGTTAGTGTTAGCTGTTGTACAAGATTATTTTGCTGATAAAAATATATGGTATTATGCTCTTTCTGTAGCTACAATTCTATTATTTATGGTTTTATCTATGGTTGGTATACAGATATTATTTAGGGGTTAGATTATGATTTTTATCATTGTTTTTATGTTTCTTATTGTGTCATTTTTGTATACATTTTTACATTTTGTGATACTGAAAAATTTAATAGTAATAGGGAATGTATAGTTTACATGCTAGTATCTTTTACTGTTATAACACTACTATCTTGTTTAGCTTGGTATGTAACAAAATAATAGTTGAGTGTATGATTTCAGTTCATACACTCTTTTTTTTATTTACAAAACTTTACAATATGTGGTATTATTTAGGTAGATATAATACTTATAATATTTAAAAGGAGATTAAGTTATGAGTAAGGTTCTTAGTAAGATTAAAAGACGTAGTAATACACATTTAATTGCTAATTTCATTCACATTCTACATGAGTACAATATGCGTACAAAAGATGTATTATTTATCATGACTAGTTGTGGTTATATGTCATGGGAAGATTTCTGCAAAGTAGCAAGACATGACTATTATGATAGTGGGTATGGAGCCCCTGAGGTAGCTACAGATTTAAAGATTTTCACTACAAAAGGGTATTTCTATCGTCAAGAGATATGTGATGGTATGGAGTGTTGGGAATATGAAGAATTTAAATATCACCCAATATCTACAGAGAAGTTAGATACTTCTAAAGTTAAAACTTTTGTTGGTGGTTGTTGGTCTACATTATCAGATATTATTGAGAGAGGTAATAAAGAAGATGTATAGCTATAGTGAACTTAATGCTAATAGATTTAATGAATTACATAAGGATAGTAATGAACTATTATCCAGAATTGCATCGTCTATTATGTTATATGAGATTGATAGATGTGATAATATTTTAGACTATGTGAGTGGTAATGGTAACTTTCAATATAGCAGAGAGTTTACCTACGTAGGTGGTATTGGTGAGATTAATATTGGTACACATCTTTTACCTATTAGACAGAGTGATAAATTTTTATTTAATAGTGGCACATTAGATATTTCTTTAGGGGAACATAGATTTGTTAAGATTCGAGTTCATAAAGGTCTTAATAGTTGTACAACAAGTGTGTCAAAATGTCTTATTAGATATGTAACTGAGGAAAGAAATATTATTAAGGGCATATTATCTCAATACTTTGGTTCTAATAATATTCCAAAGGACTCAGAATTGTATAAGGCTTATCTTGAATATTTATCTATGATAGAAGAGATGAGTGTTATTTTAGGTTTTTAGTGTTATACATTTTATATATAGTAGTTGTACATTCTTTCTAGAAAGTTGTATAATATGAGTGTATTATTCTTATGAAGAAGTGAGAATAACGACTGAACAAGTAGAAGTAGTGAAGCGTATGTTTATTATCTTAGTTGTAGGGAGCATGTTTTAGCCGATTACAATGATGATGGATAACAAAAGCATAACGAAACGAAAGGGGGCCGTTTAATCTATGTCTAATAAGATTAAGGCTGTATTATCAATTCTAACATTTTGTGGTGTTCTTTTTGGTTTTGTAGGTAGTGCTGATGCACGTATGGTAATGACTACTGCATACACTCCTCATGAGCAAGCTGGCTATATGGCTAATGGTTTATGGATTCAAGAAGGATATGTTGCACTTGATTTTTTACCTTTGGGTACACAAGTGTGGTTAGATGGTGTTCCATACATCGTAGGTGATAGGATTGGTAGTGGTGACTATAACCATGTGGATATTGTAATGAATAGTTATGAAGATGCTATTCAACATGGTAGACGTTACATGGATTTACAATACTAGTATTTTAATTACAACTGAATAAGAGTATATACTTTAGATAGTTTAGAGGTATGGTGCGTTGACATCATACCTCTTATTTTTTCAAAAAAAATAACTTAACAAAACTTTACAACTTAGTATAGATATGGTATACTATAAGTGTGGTAAGGGTGGTAATTTAAAAGGAGAAAAGATATGAAAAACTTTAAAATCTATGCTGTTAGTGGCGAAGATAATTCCAAATATGAAATCTCTTTGAATGAGTTAGTTACTAAAGGTAATTACTCTGATGAAGAGGTTTGTAAGTTGTTAGATTATATTGAATCTACAAAGTACAAAACTTTCAGATGGAAGTTGGTACATAAGAATTCAATTCATGCTATGGATGGTGATGGGATTCAACATTATCTAGTAGATTTAAAATAGTGTGTTATGGTAAAGGAGATAAATAAAATGAAAAAGGGTATGTATAAGTACAATAATTTTGTTGGTTTAAATATGGCTGAAGTAGAAGACTTTATTCATATTTATGATTGTGGGTATTGGGACTGTGAAGCTATAAAGGTTGATGCAGATGTTTATGGCTTAATCAGTGGTAGACATGCAATGCCAGTTGATGAATACGTTTTCACTGAGGTTGAAGATATGTTCAATTTTGGTGAGTTAGAGAGAGTGGCAATGGATAACATTGTTAAGACATCTGACACTTTTGTATTATATGTTACAGGTCTAACAGTGGCTACAGTTTCTGTGATTAATGTAGCTAAAAATTTAGGCTACAAACAAATTGCATTAAAACATTACAATAGAGACAATGGTCTTTATGAGTGTCAATGGGTATACTAATTGGGGGGGGATTAAATATGGAATCAGTTGAGACTGTGTATGGCATTTATCAGAATGGTCAATCAGTGGGTTTTCTTTCTCACGATAGTTTTTCTGAGTTCTTCAAGGATGTATGCATTGATTTAGTATGTGCTAAGGAAGAGAGGGAGTACATTACTGATAAAGTAAGTACAGATGTGTTATATTTTGAATTTGGGAAGTTCTTCTCAGATGAGGATGGGACTACATTATATAGAATTGTAGGGAAGTTTCCTAAAAAGGATATGGTAGCGTTGGGTAAAGAGTTTTATTTTAAAAAATAGAAAAGATATTTATATAAGAGATACTTTTGTTGGTATCTCTTTTTCTTATATCATAAAGAGTTATATATAATATATGATTTTGATAGACTATTTGTGCATTTATTGGTGGTAATATATGGTAATTTTAACAAAGAAAACGAAGTATGATTCAATCTTAGAGGGTGTTAAATCTACAATCAATGAAACAGTTATGGGTGATTTACGTAAGATTGGTAATAGCAAGACATTTACTTCTTTAAAGAGAGTATTAGGTGGTAAATTCTATAATGTAGAGACAGGATTTAGGGTTCATAAGATTAAAGACAGTACATATACTTTAGATGTTGAGTATTATGTTGAAAATCATGATTTAGATGCTAGGCTTAATCTTATTGTAAGGTGTGATGGTACTTATACATCTGAAGATAAGACAAATGGTACGACAACTGTTACTGCTAAACAGATTATAGTACAAGAACTAGACGCACCTGTAACTACACTAAATACATTTAAACCTTTTAAAGTTAAATGTAGTATAGATGTGGTAGAAGATTTACAATTCATTTCTACTGATTTTAAGTCTGTGGCAGAAAAAGTTATTACTACTTTATTTGATGAGTTATTAAAAAATAAAGAATTAGATAATAAAATTGCTAAGAGTACTGGTAATGCTAAGGGGTTTAGTTCTGTAAATGAATTTATGTTAGTATCATCTAGGTAGGGAATATATGGCTGATGAATATGGTAAAGATTGGCGATATCAGTTAGAGAGACAGCATAGTGTAAATAATCCTATTATTGTAAATGAAGATATTGAGTTACAGAGAAGAATGTTTTGGGAATCTGCGTTACATACAGGAATTACAGTAGATTTTTATAACTGTAGGTATGAAAAGCAAGATTTCAATCAAGACCTAAATCTGATGTGGGATGATGCTATACGATTGCCTGTTATCTTTGACGATGCACCTAAAGTTAAGGTTCTTAAAAATTTAGGTTGGTATACAGAAGATGATGAACGCCCAGAGTTGGTATATTTACCAATGTATAAAGATTGGATGACTAAAGAACTTTTAGATGTTAAAGAGAATTCTATTATACGACTGTATTATTTTGGTGGTATAACTACAGCTGACTTTAGGGTTACTGATAAAAAACTAGATAGTGTTTATGGTGTGTATTGGATTTGTAAATTAGCACCTGAGCGTATGAATGATTTCACTATGGTAGAATTAAATGGTGAACATTTCTTAAAACGTAGTGAGGTTAGACCTAGACATACTGAGTATATGAGTAAACAGTTAGAGGATGGTTATAGTTCTGATTATGAAAATACTTCAGATTATAGGACGTATGAGCATGATTCTTATGTTAATCAGATTGTAGATAATGATGACAATGATGGTTCTGCTGATAGTTTAAATTATTCAGATACAGAAAGTAATAATGTTGGCTATGAAGAGTCAGAGGATAATATGTCTACAACTTTTGAGTCTGTAGATGGTAAAAAGTATATAGATAATTTTGACGTTATTGACGATTATAAAATACCAAAGAGAGATAAAAAGGATAAAAATATTCGTGGTGGTAGATTTAATATAAATTGAGGTTAGTAAATTAGTATGAGATATAGTAGTGATTTAATCGTAGAGTCTTTACGAGGTCAGCTAAATGAGAGTGCTATCAATGAGGCTAAGGTAGTTACATTTGATGGTAAGGTAAATCCTAACTTTGGTCATGCAGTTATTATGGCTGGCGGAGCAGGTAGTGGCAAGGGAACAGCATTAAAGAGTGTTATTATGTTACAGGGTAAAATCTTTGATGTTGATGAGTTAAAGAAGTTATATGTTAAAGGTGCTAAGAGTGGTGTCTTTGACGATGAACGTAATGGTGATTATAACTTTAAAAACCCAGATGACGTTTCTTTGTTACATCAAAAAGTAAAAGACTTAAAACTTAAAGATAAACGTGAGGAAGCTTTCTTTAAATCTATTATGGCTGATAAGTTACCAAATATTATTTTTGATATTACTGGTGATGAAGAGTCTAAGATTACAAATATTGCTAAAATGTGTAAAACTATTGGCTATAAAGTGTCATTGGTGTGGGTAGTTGCTAATAGGGAAGAGGCATTTATTAGGAATATGAAACGTGATAGAACAGTTCCTGATGAAGTATTCCATTCAACACATAATAATGTTAAAGCATCTGTATTTGGTTTCTTAGAAGGTCAAGGTGCTAAATTCTGTGATTCTGCATGGATTGTATTTAGTTCTGGTGCAGATGCTAAAGAATTATCTGCTGAAGAAAAGAAAGCTTTAGAGCAGAATAGGGTTATTGCTTTAGAGAAAAAAGGTTCTACATTTGTTGTACCAGATAAAGTATATCGTAAAGTTATGGTTGTTATTGGTAGGAATGAAGTTGACCCTAAAGCACCTAAGAATTATTTAAGTCAAGGTGATTTCAGAAAAGATTTTGATAAAAAAGTAGATGCTGTTCGTGGTGGTTCTATGACAGTAAGGAAACGTAAATTCTAATAGGAGTATCATATGAAGATACTACGTAGTGTTGTTGAGATGGAACATATAGATGGGATTTATATTACTGTTTCACAGCATATGTTTAAGTTAGGTTCTAAGCGTATACAAAAGGAGTTAGGAAGTCTTTATTACAAAGACTTCCTAATCTTTATGGCTGTAACATTGGCTAAAGAGTTTGAACGTGCAATAGATACTCAGAGATATAAAGGGACTAAATGGGCGCCGCTATCTGTGTCTTATTTAACATATAAAAAGCGTATGGGTTTTTCTTTAAATACGTGGGAAGCTACTGGGTATTTAAAAAATAATATTACTGTATTCAAAAAGTTTAATAACTTTATAGCTGTTGGGTTTCAACAAAAAAAGGTATATCCTAATAGTGGTGTACAAGTTAATATTATTGCTAGATATGTTGAGTATGGTACAAATAGGAATACTATAAATGGTAAAAAGACAATGCCCCCTCGTCCTCTATTTAGACCTATAGCAAGTTACATTTCAAAACATATATCTAGGTATTATAAGATGTATTTAAAAGAGTTAGATAAGATTAAAAATAGTAGAGTTCCATATTTGTATCTTAGAAATAAGTCTGTTATTAAATCTTCTAAGAGTAAGAAAAGGAAGTGATTGTATGGTAGATAATAAAGATATGATTATTGAGGGTTTACGTAATTTTGGTGATTACTTCAATAGTGAGGATGATTTCATTTCAGCATTAGAGAGTTCAGGATACTTTTATGCTAAGGATAAAGACATCACTGATGATAGGGTATACAAAGTTATAACAAAAGATATGTCTAAGTTTATTGATAATAAGTATATTAAATTACTTATTAAGAATGACATATTAGAGGGTTGTGATACTATTTACGGAACAGATGAGGATGGTAGTGAGTTTGATGTTGTAGGTATTGAGGATATGTTCCTACGCATTGAATTCAACACTAAATCTTTAGATGATACTGAGTATGGGGAGTTAAAAAGTCAAGTTCTTTCATATTTTAGTGGTAGTAAATTGTTCTCTTATTTGTACAAAAAGAATAAAGCCAAGATTGATAAGTTAGTTAAGAATGATATATTCTTTGAGCCTAATAACGATAAAGACTTCTTAGGGTTGTCTGATGATGCATTTTATTGTTTATTATGCTTTGATGAGGACTATTTAGGTGATATGGTTGATTACTTATTTTGGTAGTAAGGGGTAGTATATGCATAGTCCTTTATATCAATACGATTTGGCTATGTATGATAGGGTACATAGCTTATATGATGAGGTATTTTTTGCTGATGTAGACGAGCAATTTATTACAAATGCTAGGGAACATCAAGGTAAGGTAGTTATGCCATTTATTGGTATAAGTCGATTACCAGATTTCTCTATTAATTATGAATTTTATAACGATAGTCAGGTTCGTCGGGGTTGGACTAATCAGAGAGCTAGAAATGAAGATGGTGTAGAGTTTAGAGATAAACGAGTGATGGTACATTCATTACCTGTGATGTTGCAGTATCAAATAGACGTGTACGCTACTAAGCGTGATGTATGTGATGGCATCATTTCTGAGTTATTAATGGAGTTTTCTGAAAGACCATATCTTAGAGTTCAGTTTATGGATATTGGTGACCATGTACAAGAGTTTCAATTAGCACTAGAAGATGGTGTTAGTGATAATACTGATGTGAGTGGTTTTGCTGAGACAAATCGATTTTATAGAAAGTCTATAACAATTAATATTGACCATGCATATATCTATCGTGTAGATAAAGCATTAGAGGTTGATAAAATTATCATAGATATTCATGATTTACCACTAGATGATAGTGATTTAAATAAAATTAAACCTAAGAATGGTAATAATTCTGATGGGTTTGATTTCAATACAGATGGCATTAGTCCTGGTGTTAGAACTAGAGATGAGTTAAATCTAGCTAATGATGAGACATCTGAGGGTAGTCTAAAACTTAAATAAATAGCATGAGAACGTATTCATTAATTTGGATACGTTCTTTTATATATAGGTTTTGAAAACATAAAAAACAATAAATATCTGTGTATACTGAAGAGAAAATTATATGTACAAAAGATGGTAAAGTGAATAACTTATATTATAATATAAATTATCCGTTTTTGAGGGGGATATAATGGCTACACTAACAATGTTAAGTCCTGGCGTATATATGAACGAGGTTGACAAAAGTCAATATACTACAGACTCCTCTACTTGTATTATCGGTATGGTAGGTGGTGCTAGGTTCGGCCCAGTGGGTGTTCCTACACTTATATCTTCACAACAAGAGTTGATTAAGACTTTTGGTGAGCCTGTTGAGGGTGAGTATGGTTTGTATAGTGCATTAATGGCACTAACACATGCCAGTCAAGTTATCTATACACGTGTAGTACGTGGTGGTACTAAAGCTACTTCAGGAAAAATTGGTACTGATAAGGTTCTTTATCGTTCTGCTGTAATTGGTGAGGCTAGTAATGGTCTTAAAATTAGTCAATCTGCGTTGACTGGTGGTAAATTTACAGTAATTGTTAAAGATGCACAGGATGTAGAGAAAGAAAAGTTTGAAGATTTAACTTTGACTTCCTCTGAAGAAAACTTTGTAGAAGCTGTAATTAATGCTAAGTCAAAATTGATTCGTGTTGAATTACAATCTACAGGTGATGTTACTGCAAAAGAGTTTGTGTTGGGAGATGCTGTAAAAGGCGGAAACACTGGTTCTAATGCACATGCAGGTAAAAAGGGTACAAATAAAGTACTCTTAGAATCAAAATACTTTGATTCTAAATTAAATGGGTGTTCCGCTATTTTCAGTGCTATTGATGAGTTTACTCAAACATTCAATGTTAGCATTGTTGATGAGAATGGTAATGTTGTTGAGCAATTCAGTACATTATCTTTAGACCCTAAATCTCCACGTTTTGTTGAGACTATTATTAATAATGGTTCTATTCGTGTAAATGCTAAAGTAGATACTGATACGTCTGTTAACTATGCTGAGGATACTTTAATCTTTAGTGGTGGTGATGATGGTATCTTGGGAATTACTGCTAGTGACATTATTGGTGATGTGTCTGGTGGTGGTTTACAAAGCTTCTCTAATCCAGAAACAGTTACTATTGACGTATTAACTGCTAGTGGTTGGAGTGATGCTAGTGTTATTAAGGCTGGCTTGAGTATTGTTGAGAATCGTGCTGATTCCATTTTCTTGGTAGACCCACCATTTGGTATGAGTGTACAAGAGATGGTTAACTGGTCTAATGGTAAGGGTTCTTATACTAATCAAAATGGTCTTGACACATCTTATGGTGCATTATATTGGCCGTGGTTACAGATTAGTGATAATTTCACTAATAAAAATATTTGGCTACCACCTAGTGGTTTCGTAGCTGGTCAGTATGCGTATAATGATAAGGTAGGTTTCCCATGGTTAGCGCCTGCTGGTTTGAATAGGGGTAGGATTACTAAAGCTATTAATACAGAGTACTCACCTACACAAGGTGAGCGTGATGCTTTGTATGGTCATAGGAACGTAGTAAACTGTATCACAAACTTTATCGGTCAAGGTATTGTTATCTGGGGTAATAAGACGTTGCAACGTCAACCAACTGCATTAGATAGGGTTAATGTTCGTAGGTTAATGAGTTTCTTAGAACGTAGTATTGCATCTAAGTCTAGGTACTTTGTATTCGAGCAAAACTATGATGCTACTTGGGAGCGTTGGAAAACACTTGTAGAACCTGTGTTGATTAATGCTAAAAATAATGGTGGTCTATATGATTATAAAATTGTGTTAGAAGCTACTGCACAAGATTATGAAAACAATCGTATGCCTATCAGTATTTACGTTAAACCAATTAAAGCCGCTGAGTTCATTAGTTTGACTTTCAACATAATGAATTATAGTGCTAGTTTCAACTAATAAGGGGGATATGATATGAGTCAGTTAAATGCCGCCTTTATGTCTATGGACTCAACGTATGAGGTTCAACGTACCAATAACTTTAGGTTTATTGTAGATTTAAGTGAGTTCTCTAATAATACATCATCTTCAAGTGGTGATATTATTGAGTTGGCTTGTGATAGCACAGGTCTACCTACTGTATCTAATGACCCTATTGAATTGGATTATGGCAACTCACAAATCAAGGTAGCTGGTAAAGCAACTACTGATGATATTACAGTTGCTGTAAAAGACTTTATCGAACCTGACGTAGAGAATATTCTATGGCAATGGAGGATGAAAGTTTATAATCCTAAGACTGGTAAAGTTGGTTGGGCGAATAACTATAAACGTACATGCATGATTGTTCAATATGGTCCGAATGGTGAAGTATTGAGGAAATGGCAGTGTGATGGTTGTTGGCCGACTAGCTTAGACTTAGGTGAATTGGACTACTCTAGTGGTGATAAAAAACAAATTAGTATGAACTTATCCGTAGATACTGCGTATCTTGTACGTGATGGTCAAAATACTCATATTTATGGTACTGACTAATTTAGTTAGTTTTATAGGACATAACTTTGTTATGTCCTATTTTTTATGCTATAATATAGATGTGTGGTAATAATCTTTTCTCTGTGTTATTTATTGGGGGTTTATAAGTTGGAAAATAAATTAGAGGACTATCAATTAAGGTTTATTGATGAGTATCGTCAGTTAAAGGAGAGATGTGTTAAATTACGTAAGCTTTTAACTAAGTATGACGCAGGTGTGTTAGATTTCACACCTAAGTGTAATGCGGATATTCTAGGGCAACAATTAGAATATATGGATGGTTATCTATATATTCTAGAAGTTCGAGCAGAGATAGAAGGTGTTGACTTATCTAAGTATCTGTAGTAAGATATATGTGTTAGATGATTACTCAGTCATGGTTTTTAGTAGAGCGACATTTTATAAGAGTGTCGCTCTATTATTTTATATACAAAATTGGGGTAGGTTTTCTGTTTATGGGGTTTACTTATTGTCTTTCATGTGGTATATTGTATGTAGTAGATGAGAGTGGTTACTCATCTACTACATGTGAATGATTGCGTTACATTCACATGTACCTCCCTGTACTAGTACGTTTGTTTCTTTTCCTTTCGTAGCGTACTAGTTATATATTTACATATTGTCTTTCTTATTGGAAAAATTCATGGTAGTTTTTCATGGTAAGTATGCAATTTCATTGTGTTGCATATATTTTTCTCCGCTAGAGTGTTATACTGATTACTTCGGCTCTTATCAGTATAACACTCTTTTTCTTTTATATGTCAGTTTAATAAAAATTTAATTGTTTATGTTAAGTTGTAGTGTTTTTGGTGATAGAGTTTTATATATAAAACTCATGGTGTTCATGTGTTGGGTTTGTTGTTTATATTTAAATTTCATCTTATATACATTTTTGTGAGGGGTTCATAGTAGATACATTGACATCATATTCTACTTTTACATTAGATGGTTATGTGTATATTTCACGGTACTTTTGATAGAAATACTAAAGCTAGTTGCAGATAATCATATTTTCAAATAGTAGAGGTGGTGTTTTATGAATTTAATTGAGATATTATCTGTGTTAGGTATGAACATAAGTTTAGGTGATGTTTCAATAGCAACATTACTTTTACTAACAATCATACAAATTTCTCCTATTGAGTTTAATCCTTTATCTGTTATATTATCTATTATAGGTAGGGAATTGAATAAAGAAGTAATTGATAGGGTTGAGAAATTAGAAAAGGTAGGGGAGTCTAATAGTAGGGGTTTAGATAAACTATCTTATGAGATTTCTGAGACTAGGGCAATTAACGCAAGGTCTAGATTATTGGAATTTAATGATGACTTGTTACATAATGTAGCTAAGTCTAAGGAAAGTTTTGACCATATAATGTCAGACATTACGTATTATGAGCATTTCTGTAGAAGGCATGCTGATTTTCATAATCATGTTTCTGATATGGCTATTAAAAATATAGAGGACATATATCGTAAACGATTGTCAAGGAATGATTTCTTAAAATAGATTAATGGTTATATTGAATATAGTAGAGATAGTAATACTTTTTACTATCTCTATTTTTATGTTAATTGTTAAATATTTAGATAGTATATATAAGGTTAGGTAGTTTCATTACTTTTTTAGATAGTGTATTTTATTATACAAAAGAAGAGGTTTTTAAAGTGGAAGATAATAAATTTAATTTAGGTGCAGATGTTTTTGGTGATACTACATCTGACGTTACATCTACAGTTGTAGAAAAAGATATTACTTCATATTCTGTTGAAAGTATTCCTACAAAAGAAGAGGTTAAAGTGGAAGATACAAAGAAAGAAGATTTAATTGCTAAAGAATTAGAGAGGGAAAATACAGAGGCTGGTTCTAAGAAAACTAAGTTAGCATATGAATCTACTGTATTGTTGCCATCTAAAGGCATTTTATATAAAGAGGATAATATCCCTGCTAATATTACATTACGTGGTATGACTACAAAAGACGAGAAAATCATGTATGCTAGTCAGGGTGCGGATGTATTCAAGAAGATTTTAAGGAACTGCATTGTTTCTCCTGAGAATATTGATATTAATCGTTTGATTAGTGCTGATGAGATGTTCCTAATCTTGCAATTACGTATGGTTACATTTGGTGATAAATATAAAGTTCGTTCTACATGTCCTCATTGTGGTAGTGTTGATGAACATGAGATTAGTTTATCTGATTTCGATATTATGTACCTAGATGATAATTTTACAGAACCTATTAATGTTGAGTTACCGGTGAGTGGTGATACATTATCTTTACGTTTGTTGAGGAATTCTGATACTGAATATGTAGAGAAATATGCACGTAGGTTCGCTAAACAGTTTAATCAAAATTACAAAGAGGTAATGTATATTTGTAGGATGGCAAAATATATTACAGCTATTAATGGTAAACCTGTTGATTTTGTGGATGCACGTAGTTATGTAGAAAATATGGTATCTATGGACAGTGCTAAAATGCAAACAGTAATTAATAGCATTATTGTTGGTGTAGATACAATCGTAGACCATGAGTGTACATCTTGTGGTGAGTTGTATGATTTCGCTATGCCGATTACTAGTGAGTTCTTTCGTCCCACAATTAAGTGAGTTTAATTCAGACGAATATAACAATAAAGCTAGGGAGATACGATTTACTGCTTTTCGTTCTTTGATGAGAGAAGAGTTTCAACTAGCGTATTTTGGTAAGATATCATATGAATCTGTTGAGAATATGAGTTCTCTAGAGAGAAGGACGATGTATCAAATACTAGTTGAGCAGAAAAAAGAAGAGAAAAAAGCACAAGATGAGGCTATCAAATCCGCCAAAGAGAAAAAAGCTTCTAGGGGTAGGAGAAGGTAGCCTCTTCTCTTTATATGTTAGGTAAGGTTGTATATATGAGTGAGTTACAGGATAAAAAACAACTAAATAAGCGTATACAACAGATAGAAGAGAAAGAAGCTAAACGTGTTGAGAAGAACATAGCTAGACGTGAGAAGCGTTTTGCTAAGATGTTAGATTCTCAGATGACAATGTTAGAATCATTCTATAGTACATCTAATAAAGTTGCTAAAGGCATGCTTAGAGATAGTATGGATGGTCAACAGGCTATCTTAGAAGATAGTTTAGCTGATATGAAACGTGAGTTTAACTTATATGCTAAGTATATGGATAATACTACACGTAAGTACTATAAGGGAATGATTTCAGTTGCAGACGAGAGTTTGACAACTATGAAGGAGACTGTTTCTAAGCGTTTTGGTGAGATATCAGACGAGTTTGATGAAGAGATGGTTGGTATGACATCATCTTTCACAGATAGGATTAAGCGTTTCTCTAAGGGTATTAGGGACGCCGCTGTGGCATTAGAATTAACTGATATGGCTGATAGTGTTAAGAGTAGTTTAACTGATATTACTGACTCATTTATCGATAATTTCCGTGAAAGAAGTGCTAAGTTAAATGGCAATATCACTAAGAGTGACTATCAGAGGATGATTGGTAATGTGGTTGACTCATCTTATTCTATGGGTAGGAATGAGGCATCTGAGTTAGTCAATGGTATTATGGATGAGATGGGCATGAAGACTGCTAAACAGTTAGACCCCTATCTTAAAGAGGTTGCTAGTCTACATACTGCAATAGACGCCAACATTAGTGATTTATCAAGCATTATTAAAATGGATATTAATAGTGGTGGTAAGGGTGAGATACTCAAAGAGATGTCAAATATTGCTACTGGATTAGGTTCTGATAAAGACTTAACTGTAGATAGTAATGCCATGTTATCCTCAATGAATGAGCATATTGAAGATTTATATGGCCTTTCTAAGAAAGATTCTGTTAAATTTAAAGGTATGACAAAATCACTTGCAATAATGGAAGGTATTCAACAACAGCAATATAATAAAGGTGTTGAGGAAGCTGGTGGGAAGATTGTTGAATGGTCTAAGATGTCAGTTCCTGAGTTACAGAAAGATGATGACTTTTTAAATTTCATGGCAAGGTCTGGGATGAGTGCTGAAGAATTTAGAAAAGCCATAGATACAGGTCATTCAGATGAAGCAATGAAGTCTATGCAACAGTTATTTATAGCTAATAAAGACGATGCATACGCTCTAAATCAGTTGAGGGAGTCTATGGGTTTCAGTTCTGATGCTGTAGCACAGATGTTCGCAGATGCAGATTCCTTGACAGGTGATTTGAAAAAAGTTACTGATAACATTAACAAGAACTCTAATTTAAGTGGTTCTAATGCTGAAAGTATGGCTGGGTATGCTAGTGGGCCGATAGAAAAGATAGGTAATTGGCTTTCAGATTCTTTCCCTGTTAGGATGGTATCAGATTTCTTTGGTGAATTAGATATTAAAGCCGCCAATATGGCAAACTACGCCATCATCGCCTATACTATTTCTGATAGGTGGGGTGACGTTAAGGATATGTTAAAAATGGTGTCTAGTCCGTTTAAGAGTTTTGGTAAGTTCTTAAAGGGTGGTGGGTTTAAGACACTATTCAGTTCTAAAGGTGCTTTAAGTCATGGAATTGAGAGTGGATTAAGGGCATTATTCACTGGTAAGGGTTCTTTCATTTCAACTATCGTTGGTAAGTTTAAGAGTGTGTTTTCATGGATTGGTAAGGTGTTTTATGCTAATGCACCTGATATGATGATAAAGGCATTTTCTAAAGTTGGTTCAAAGGTAGGTAGTGTATTCTCTACTTTCTTTGGTAAGATATTTGATAAGATAGGTAATACTGGTATTGGTAAGTTAGCATCTAAGTGGTTTAGTGGTGGTATTTTCAAGGTACTTGGTAAGGTTATACCTATTGTTGGTGGTTTCTTTGATGTCATTCTAGATTTCTTTGATGGAATTGGTAAGGCAGATGAGTGGTTTGGTAAAGACCATAGTTTATTACAAACTATTACTAGTGGTCTAATTGGTGCTATTTTTGGTACAGGTAATGGTGTTCAAGGCGAAGATTTAATGGGTGATATCTTCACTATATTAGGTGGTGCTTTAAAGGGTGGTGCCGCTGGTTTCGTTGTTGGTGGGCCAGTTGGTGCTTTAGCTGGTGCTATTATAGGTGCTATAGCTAATGCTATTGGTGGTGATAGAGTAGCGAGTGCATTTAAGTCATTAACAAATTACATCTCTAGTATACCTGATAGGATTGTAGGTGTATTTACATCTGCATTTAATGCCGTACATGATTTAATTGCTGATTCATGGGTAGGTAGTTTATTAGGGATGTCTAAGAATAATCCTAGTGCAAGTATGGGTGACAATACAAACACATTAATGAAAACAGTGGCTATGGCTACTCCATTTGGTGTAGTTTCTAATTTATTGGGTTCTTTTGGTTCTCATGCTGGTGGTTTATCTGAAGTTCCATATGATAATTATCCCGCATTTCTGCATAAAGGTGAGGCAGTTTTAACATCTCAACAGGCAGGTGCTGTTAGGTCTGATGGTGGAATACCTATTACTGGTGGTAATAGCTTGATTGAAGCTTTGGGTATTGATGGTCAGGTTGGTCAAGGTAGGTCTATTTTGGAGAGAGTATTTAGAGGTGTGTTCGGTATTACAGGTCAGGATACTTATGGTGAGGGTGGATTATTTGGTAATATATTTAAGCATCTTTTAAATCTTGGCACTGGTGGTGTTTTAGGAAATTTAATTGGTGGTAGTGGTTCTATCTTTGATAAGTTAAAAGAATTCTTAAAAGGTGGTGGTTCTTCGTCTAGTGGTAGTTCATCTGGTGGAGGCAAACCTGCTAACATGTCTACAGGTAGTGGTGATGGTAAGAAGATTTGGGATTTCTTAGCTAAGGCTGGTTATTCTGCTGAGGGTATTGCTGGCATTCTTGGTAATTTACATGAAGAGAGTGGATTTAGGAGTGGTGCTATTCAAGATGACGGTGGTACTACTAATGAAGATTTAGTAAAACAAATTACAGCTAGTAAAGAGGCATTTCTTGCCGATTGGAGAGGTTTTGGCTTAGCACAGTGGACTGATAAAGGTAGGAAGAGTGCATTATGGGATTTTGCACAGTCTAAGGGTACGAGTGTTGCTGATTTCCAAACTCAGTTAGAGTTTTTACTTAAAGAACTTCAAGAGGGTTATAAAGGTACATCAGATGCTTTAAAAGGTCAAATAAGTGTTGATAAGGCATCTGAAATTTTTGGTAGAGAGTATGAGGGTTTTGGTGCAGACTCAGCCGCTAGTCGACTAGAAAAATCTAAAAAATTCTATGAGGAAAATACAAAAGGTACTCCTCAGTATGCACAAGGCACACCGTGGGTACCAGATACACAGGTAGCATTAATTCATGAGGGTGAGATGGTAGTGCCTGCTGATAAGAATCCATTAAATTCTGATAACACTTCTAATGCTGTAGGTTTACCTACTGATAACAGTGGTTCGGATGATATTGTGGATGCTATTAAGTGGCAAGTATCTAGGTTAGAGAGTAAGTTAGATGCATTAATCAATGTAGTAGCTAGTAGCAATTCTAATTATAGAGGTAATGGTTTTAGTTCTGATTCCTCAGTTAATAATTTATTGAAAGTATAGGTGGTGATTGTAGTATATGGCTAATGATTTCAGTTCTGATAATTATTCAATGTCAGTAGGTAAGAGTGGTGTTACCACAATGCAGTGGAATCCTACTACAATTATTCCTTGCTATATCGTTAATTTAGTTACAGGTACTAAGATTAATTTTGCTACATTACCTACAGATGTGTCGGAGGACTATGGTGCTAGTTTTGGTCAACAACAGCCTATGGGTAGGTCATCTCCATATTTTAACTATGAGGGTAGTGAGGCTAGGACTGTTTCTTATAGTGTTACACTTCATAAGGATATCGTACCTGATATGGAGAATGTTGTATTAGAGTGTAAAAAATTAGTATATCCTAAGTATACTGGTAGTTTAGTTACACCACCTTATTGTTATGTTAGATTTGGTGCTATGATTAACATTACCGCTATTGTAAACTCAGTGAGTATTGAATGGGGTGGTGCGGCTGGTACTATCTTAGGCGATACACTTGATAGTGAGTCTTTAGGTGGTAATAGTTCTCCTACATATTCTGATGTTCAAATAAGTTTTAGTTTTACAGAGATTAGGGCAAGGTCATTAATGCAAGCTGATAATGTGTTTGATGAAGGGCCTGTTAGGTAGGTGTGTTAATGAATAAGCCGTCATTAATTAAGACTGAGATAACACAATCTTTTACAAGTAGACAAGATAAGATATCTAGATATTCTAACTTGAAGAGGTTAGTAAATTTAGATGGGAATACGTACATTGAGACACCTAATAAGATAGAGATTAGGGAAAGTAATAGGGACATATATTATTCAGTAGAAAAGGGTTATGAGAATAGACTAGATTTAATATCTAATAAATTCTATGGTACACCTTTGATGTATTGGGCGATTGCTGTTATGAATCGGATTGATAATCCTTTGGACATACCCGCTGGTGTTGTTCTTAGAATACCCGCTATTGAGTCAATATATGAAACAGGTGCTATTCAGATATGAGTGAGTTTAAAGAGAGTCAAATAACAAGGGATTTGAGTGGGCATCAACCTCTTTATGCTTTTATTGATTTAACTATAGATGGTCATAATATATCATACTTTGGTAATAAGGATTATAATGAATCTGTTATCAGTTTGAACGTAGAACGTAAAGGCAAGTCTAATCAAGACTTGTCTGGTTCTACTTTTGATATTGAATTGTATGATGATACAGCTTTACGCATTGAAGAGTTATTAGCTAATGCTATTCCTGTGGGTAAAAATTGGAAAACAGCTAAACAGTTAAAAGATACAGGGAATGCTGTTACTAAAGGTAATATAGAGTGGAAACAGTCTGAAGATAAAAAGAAAGACGAAGAGGCTGAAAAGTCAAATACCTATACAAAAGAAGATGAGAAAAAAGATAAAGAACATAAAGCTGGTACTAATAAGAATGTTAAGGCTAAACAAGAGGGGAATGTAAGATGTCGGTATGGTTGGTGTAATAGGAAAGGTCAAGTAATTGAAGATATTTCTTTGATTGGCAAGGCTTTGAAATATACATTAAACTTTGAGGGGCCAGCATTAACATTGACATTAAATTGTGTAGCTGAGGCTGATGTTACTTCCACACAGAAGTTAAACATGACATTTGATGTTGCTACTTATGGTGGTAAGCCGTCTGAGATTGTACGAGCAATGTGTCAAAAAGCTGGTATTGAGATTGGACGTATTGTAGAAACAAAACCTATCTTAGGTGAGGATGGTAAGCCTAAAGAGTTCAAGACTGAGACTAAGAATATGAGGGAATTTATTTCAGATGAGTTATTAGAGAAGTCTGAACCTTTAGATTCTGATAAGCCTGGCTATAGGTATTTTACACAAGTTGTTGATGGTGTAGAGAAAGCATACTTTGTTCCTAATGAGATGTATGGTGATATGACTGTTGTTACATATAAGAAGATGGAAGAAAATACAACTTCTACATCTACAACAACTGCTAATGCACAGGGAAATACAAGTGGTGATGCTTATTTAAAAGTAATGGGTGTATCTACTCCTGTTTTAGGAAGCAATAATTCTAGTAGCATTAGTGTTACAGGTAGTGGTAAAGTTATCTTTGTTGGTGATGTTAGGGTTAAAGATTTAAGTGAGTCAGTTCCTAGCAATAAAGATATAGCATATGTGTATGATATCAATGCTAATTATAGATGGCTAAGGGATAACATAGATAAGATTAAATCATTATCTACTTTAGGTAGTGGGGTTTATATAATGTTAGGTCTTAATGACTTAGATAATATCATTAATTATGTTGAGTATTATAATCAGTTAGCAAAAGAGTTTGAGAGCATTGGTGTTCAATTCTTTGTAGTATCTGTACTACCTGTGTTCATGGCTAAATCTACTATTAAGAATAGTAAGATTTTTGCATTTAATCGTGCCATAAAGCAGAATAAGTGTAGGGAGTTGCACTATGTTGATATCTATAATTCAATACTTTTATCTTTGAAAAGTAATAATACTAAGTCTGATGGCATTTCTTATAACAAACGATTAATGCAAGATGTGTATAGTCGGATTGTATATTATAAAGATATACAAGTAGAGACGGTTGGCAATAGAGATATTGCTAATAAAGGTAGAGTTATTAATGGTATAGAGTTTACTACGCATAGCGTCCCAGATATGTTAAGTCGCTCTGCTTATCAAGGTAATATTTCAGATGATGAAATGCTTGGTAATGATTTCTTAGAAGATACAATCACAAAATACTTAGCTGTTGCTATTGCTGAGGCTGATAATAGTGATATTGCTGAGTTAATTTCTGAGTTAAAACAGTATGAGTCTTATCTCATTTCTGATAGAGATAACACATTACATCATAATATTTTGGGGTTAGATTTAAATAAAACAGTTTCTACTGCATTAGTTTTAAAAGAAAAGCCAGACATTAATAATATTACTAAGGCTTTTCTTAGAGTTATTGGTAAAGATAAGATATCAGATGACGTTACTAAATATGTGGATTTAGTGAATAATTTCACTGGTAGTGTTAAGGGTGATAAAAAGTCAATAGATACATATATAGGTGCTGTTGAAAAATTATTTGGTGGCAATAAAGATGTAGCTAAAATATCATCTACTGTTACAGATGCTATTAAACTAATATCAGAAAATAGAGATAAGGTACTAAATAATAAAACTACTAATAAAGTTGAGTTATATGGTGGTATAGCTGATAGTATTGTTGGTAAGTTATTACCTAATCAGAGTGCTAATATAGGTAAAATTAAAGATAAAATAACGTCTGTAATGTCTTTAGATAAAGATAAGATTAAGGGTGGTGACTATACTGAGATAGAATCCTTATTATATAAAGAGTTAGGTATCGATAATACTAAGTTAGATAGGTATGTTTCTACTGCTAAGGCTTTAGTTGAGATTTATAAGAATAAAGAGTACTTTGATATTAAAGATACTAAATTTATGGCTAAAGACTTATTAGCAAGTGTTGTTGGTAAAGAAAAAGTAGAAAAAGTACAGAAGTATGTAGATACAGCACAAAGTATTTATAGTGCTTTGAGTGGTAATAAGGATGTAACTAGCATAAGTGGTGCTATTCGTAACTTATCTGATGTGTTGGGTAAGAAGTCTAAAATCTCTAAATATATTGATAGTGCTAGTTCTATGTTAGATATTGTCAACAAAGGTCAAATAGGTACTAAGATTTTTGAGACTAATAATGGCATAGGTAGTATTATTAAAGAGCGTTTACCTCAACTAACTAAAGAGGGTTCTTTGGGTGGTATTATTGCATCAACTACAGGTATATCTAACACTTCTACTAGTGAGGTTTTGAAAGCTAATTTACCTAAAGATGTTGCTAGTGGTGTTACAGGGTTAAATGGTGCTTTAAATAATGCTACAAATGGTGTTAAGGTCGATATTGGTAAAGATGGTATTACCGATGAGGAAATGAAAAAAGGTGTACGCTCTATTACTTTTGGTGGTAAAAAGCAAAAGATGGAGATTTGTGGTGAGTTTGAGATTTACACAGGTAGGAGAGATAGTCAGGTTATTAGTTTCTCTCCTGAGTTTGAGTCTGATAAGATTGCTACAGATAAAGTACCTACAAACGCTTTGAGTATTGATTCTGTTAGAAATGAGATGCTAGAGTGTACTATTGAGGGTATTGGTGGTAGTTTAGCCAGTGATGCTTATAAAGATAGGGCAGATAGTTCTACTGGTGTTGGTGTTGTCTTAGGTATGAGTGGTTCTTCATTTAAAAATTTAGAATCATCTGCCGCTAGTATGTGGTCTAGATACTTTAGTTCTGTGTATGGTGCAAGTCTAGAAATAATTGGCAACACTAAAGTTAAGTTTAATGGTCATATAAAAATTGCTGTATATACTAAATTTGGGTTTTTACATCATACAAGTGGCATCTATCATATTCAAGGTATTACAGATACTATTTCAGATGGTATGTTTACTACGAGTTTAGATTTACAGAAAAATAGTGACCAAGCTAAGAAGAAATTGAAAGGTGAAGGTGCTAAGAAATTGGACGAAAATAAGATTAGTGATACAGATGGTAAGTATTGGGTTAAACAGGGTTCTTGGGTTACATTAGAGGGGTGTATAGCTGGTGTGCCAAACGCTTTAGAAGATTTAGGTAAGTGGTTCTTTGATAGGACTGGTAAGAAGCTAGTATGTACAGCTGGTACTAATGGTGACCACGCAGCTGGTGAGCATAGTCATGCTACTGGGTGGAAAATGGACGTTAACGACTGGGGTGGTCCAGAAGGTTTGACAGGCGGTTGGATTGTTACTCCTGACGAAAGTTCTTGGGGTTCTTTGTGTGTTGAATTTATTGAATATGGTAGGTCTTTGGGGTTAGGCATGAACTATGAGTATAACCATATTGATATCTGTATGGACGGAAAAGAGTGGAATGAGGACAATCCTGGTGGTGCTAAAGATAATGGTGGTTATAGAGGTTAAAAACCTATGGCTATAAATAGTAATGACTTTTATGGTAGTCTACAAGCCCCTACAGAGTTGGGTGGCATATTCCGTGCTAGGGTTGAGAATAATGTAGACCCTTTGGGGATTGGTAGAGTACAAGTACGTGTACCTATGATACATAGAACAGTCGCTAGTGGAGGCACAGCTACAGAATCACTTCCGTGGGCATCTTATTGCTCCTCTATTGGTGGTGGTTACAACTATGGTTCATTTATTGTACCTGAGATAGGTGAGTATGTATGGGTGATGTTCGAGGATATGGACTCAAATAAACCTGTATATTTGGGGTCTGTATTTGGTACTGACTCTACATTAGAGAAGAGATATGGTAGTGATAAGACTACTGGTATTTGGAATGGTGTAGTTGGTGCTAATGAAGTTCCTTTGGAATCTCAACGTGAATCGCCTACACATAAGATGATATATAAATCTAGGCATGGTTCTATGTTATATTTCGATACAGATGAAAAAACAAATTCAGTAGGTATTGAGGATGCTAATGACCAGAAGTTTAAGATTTCTTCTGCTGAGGGTAAAGAATTTATTCTCATGGAGGGTGAAAATAATGTATTAGTTAAGATACATAATGGTAAGATTGATATAGGCTATGAGGGTGGTAGAGGTATTCAAGTTATACCTGATAGTGGTGATATTGTGTTAAAAGCAAGTGGAGCCACTATTACATTATCCGACTCTATCACTATGAAAGCTGATAGCGTTAATGTTAAATCTAGTTCATTTAAAGTTAATTCTAACAGTATTCGTATGCAAGCAGGAAGTATCAAGATTATAGAATAGGTGTTTACATATACATATTTTTATGTTATAATCTAGTTGTAGTTAAGTTTTTCTTTTCATTTTTCTTAACTATGGGGAGTTCTCCGAAAGGACTCCCCGCTCCTTTCGATTATATAACATAATACAATCCTTAAAATAGCGTACACGTTTTATATATGTGTACGCTATTTTTTGTGTTAATTTCACTATGTAAATTAATTATATATTAATGGGAGAGGTATATGTTTATAATTTGAGTGGCATATGTATAGGTGATAATATGGCTTTTTATTACAATGAAGAGTTTAAAGATACAATAGCTGGTAGTGGATTATCCCTATCAAAAACATTTAAACAGAATTTACGAGATGGTAAGGGTATAACGAATGTAATTAGTGGTGAGGATAAGATTAATGAGAGTATCTACACTATACTATCTACAAGGGTTGGAGAGAGGTTCTTCTTACCTGAATTTGGTAGTCGATTACATTTAGTTGTATTTGAGCAGAATAGATTTGTAGCACATGACCTAGTTTCTATTTATGTTAAGGAAGCTTTAGGGAATTGGGAAAAAAGAATTGTTGTAGAAGATGTTAGCATTGGTAATAATTGGGAAGACTCAAATATTGTTCCAGTACATATAACATATCGAATAGCTAATAGTAATATCATAGGTTCATACGTATATCCATTCAATAGGACGATTGATGGTGTGGATATGTATGAATTTGGTGGTGCTGTTAGTACTACATCATACTAGAAAGGGGGTTAGTTTTTGGCTAATAGTAATAATACATTGTCTTATACAAATAGGGATATTGTTAGTATTCGTAAAGAGTTGATTAACGCTATACCTAAGTTGACAGATAAGTGGACAGATTTTAATGAATCTGACTTAGGTATTACACTTATTGAGTTAATGGCTGGTGTACAAGATATGCAGAACTTTTATCTTGATGCACAAGCTTTTGAGACATATTTAGATACAGCTGTTCAAGATAAAAATGTACGAGCGTTACTACGTTCTATGAATTATAGAATACCATTAGCAAAATCATCTGAGTGTAAGGTAAGGATTGTTTTTGTTAACAACGATGATAGAGAGATTACTATACCTAAGTATACTTCTTTTACAAGTAGTATTAATTCTAATATTGTAAACTTTGTAGCTAAAGATACAATTACACGTAGTGGTCAGTTTGATTACATTGATATTCCTGTTATAGAAGGTGTAGCAAGGTCTATTACATGGTCTAAAGATGATTTCACTAGTAATAAAAATGTTGATGGTGATATTTCAAGACGTATTTATTTGGGATACAAGAATGTTTCAGATGGTTCTGTTGAAATAGTACAACATGGTAATGTGTGGAAAGAGTGTGATGATGCATTACTAAAATATGAGGGTGGAAGATGGTATTCTGTTCATGTTGATAGTGATGGTCAGGTATATGTATTAATGTCTGTAAACTTTCTACAGTTAATTGAAGATGGTGAGAGTTTAGATATTAATTTTGTAACAACAAATGGTATTAATGGTATTATCGATATGGATGTGATAGATACTATTAATATGAATATACAAGATGTACAAAGGATATATAATACAACAAAATCATATGATGCATCAAACTCGCCTAGTAGTGCTGATTTACAAAACATGAAAGTGCTTGCTAGACGTAATGCTATCACAATGGATAGGTATATTACTTTAGAGGATTTTGAGACGGCAGTATATGAACAGCCTTATGTGTTCCAAGCTGTAGTTAAAGATTGGAAGTATTCAGATTATGTTACAGAGCCTTATATTGTTAAGGTGTGGGCAGTTAATACTTTGGGTGAGTCTTTAGGTGAGTTAACACGAGAAAAGTTAAAGAAAGAATTAATGTCTAAGGCTATTGCTGATGTTACTGTTCATGTATTAGAGGTTGAGAGTGTTGACTTTAATATTGATGTTGACGTTGTATTATCTCTAGATAATGAGACAGCTAGAGAAAGGCTTAGGTCTGAGATAGCATCATACTTGTATATGACATATCGTGCTGAGAATATGTCTTTTGGTAGAGACATATCTTATTCACTTATGTCATCTAGGGTTAAGGCTTATTCTCCTTATATTAAAGATGTATTGGTAAGAACACCTAATAAAGATATTGAGGTTGGTAATATACAATTCCCTAAATTGGGTAAGGTAACAGTTAGGGTTGTAGAAGAATTGTAGGGGTTATGTATGAAGCTAATTGATAGAATAAAAAATAGTAAATACATGACTTTAATACCTGAGAAGTATAGAGAGAATGAGAATTTCTTAGTTTTCTTCTATTTGTTAACACAGCAGTTTGATATTAATGAAGAGAATATACGGAATTTTACATCATTAATTAATAATGATAGAGTACCTATGAAGTTTCTACAGTCTTTGGGTGCTTTTAATAATTATACTTATCAACATTTAGCTAAGAATGATTTCAATAGAGAACTTTCAATGCGTATGTTTAACATATGGGAGAAGAGGGGTTCTAAAAAATCAATTATAGACGCCGCAACATGGGGCGATAATGTTGGTTGGGTTGGTGGTGACTTATGGATTCCTGGTTATTATCAGCCATCTCAGTCTGCTACATTTGAGTTGCCACGTGATAAAATTTTTAGGCATAGTATATCTAAGTTTTCAAGTACACATGTATTCGAAGATGGCAAAACATATATGCCTGGCATTATATTGTTGTCTGTTCCTAACTTAACTAGGGAAGTAAAACGTAGAATTTATGAAGTAACACCTGCTGGTAGGAAGTATATATTTCAGATTGAGTCATCATTCTTCCCTAATGATGGGATAGATAATTTAGAGATAGGTTCTTTTAATGAATTATCTTTCTACAAGAAAATGAGGATATATCCTAAGAATGTGTTTGAAGAAAACCCACCGTATGATAGGGATACTGACATAGATTTCACTTATGAGATAGATATGTTAGTTGATATGGAAGAACTGTGGGATATCCTTATTCATAGTGAGACTAGAGGTCGTAGATATCATAGTGGTCATTTGACTAATATTACAAATAACGAATATATTATGAATATGGCATGTTCTACGTTACCTATTTCTGTATTAACACATAAGTTTTCTGTTGATGGGAATGATAGTTTAACAGATAGTAGTTATAAAAAGGCTGATACTGGTGAGTATTTAGATACGTATAATAATAAGGGTATTGGTTCTATTACACGTGATATTAATAGTGTTTATAGTAACAGTTTAGATTTAGACGTACATAAAGAGGTACGTCTAACTGCAATACGTAGTGAGAATTCATCTATAAGGTCTAAGCATGGTAAGATGAGTGGTATAACTACTAGTGTTGTTGATGCTTTTGTTGAAGCAGAGCCTATTTTACCTAGTGACTCTTTATATTCAGTTGATGATGTAGCTGATTTACATGAGTGGGATTATAGAGATGAGTTCTATTCTCATGGTGTTGAATTAAATACAGACAAAGATTTACCTGTTCGATTAGAGTTTACACATACTTCATTTAGTAGTATTTCTTAGGTGTTTAAGTAATATATAATAGTATAATTTATTTTAGTATATAGAAAATATATTTAATGGGGGAACAGTTTTGGCTATTTGTACGTTAAAGGCACATGTTTCTAGGGCATTAGATTTTTACAATAAAGATGACATTTACTTCGCTATTGGTAAATCTACTCCGTGGAGTGCTAGTGATATTGATAATTTTGATACAGCGAGGGATTATGAAAATAATCCACCTGTACCTAAAAATACAGATGACATGAAAGAGATTGTTGGTTTTAAAAAAGCTGAGTTTAAGGCTATGGTAGTTCAAGATGATAATGGTTCTTTGGAATATCGTGGTGTGAATTGGCGAATCGTTTCACCTACAGATGCTGTAACTGAGGGTGCTAGGTGGGTATATATCTCAACTGAGTTATCTTATGATGAGTTACCAACAGATAAACCATATCGTCAGGTTGGTATTTATACTGGTTTAAAGAAAGCTGGTTCTGTTCAGGGTAATGTGTATAATCTTCTACCTAATCAAGTATCAGATAAAGGTTTATTAGAGGTAATTGACTTTAGAAAGCCTGTATATCGTGATAGTGATGTTAGGGAAAAATTGAAAATTATTTTAGAATTTTAATTATAATGTTAGGAGAATTCGATGAGCGTTGTTTCACAAAGCCCTTATTATGATAGGTATGATGACGTAAATTCAGAGCATCGGAAAGCTGGGTATACTAGAGTTTTAGCTATCCCTGGTAGGGCAGAACAGGCATCTGAGTTTAATGAAATTCAGTCTATTCAAGAGGATTATTTATCACGTATTGGCGATTCCTTATATAAAGATGGGTTTGTCATTAGTGGTTGCGAAGTAAATATAGCTAATAATTTTATTACTATTGGTGCTGGTAGGATTTATTTAGGTGGTTTAATTCGTAATACAGAAGAGGTTAAATTAGCTATCACAGGTGTTGGTAAAGAGAGAGTTGTAGCTACATTAGTTACTAGTGTTGTTACTGCTACGCAAGATAGTTCTTTACGTGACCCTGCCCAAAATGCTGAGAACTACAACCAAGTTGGTGCTAATCGGTTAAAACAAGTTGTAGCTTTCTCAGTTATTAGCGATTCTAGTGCTTTGGGTGATTATTCTGCTGTAGTATACAACTTAAATGATGGAGTTGTAGTAAAAGAGGCTAAAACAGATAACTATTCCATTTTAAATGATGTACTTGCTAAACGTACATATGATGAAAATGGTAACTATAAAGTAGATGGGTTAGACCTACAGTCTGTTACTGAAGATGAAGGTGACAAGATTCGGTTGTATGTGAGTGCTGGTAAGGCTTATATTCGTGGTTATGACGTAACTAAGCCAGCTATGAGTAGTATTTTATTGAATAAATCAAAATCTACTAGGGTAGTTACAAGTGAATCTCACTATTTTAAATCTTCAATTCGTAAATATAAATTATCTAACTCTCCAGTAGCATCAATTCAAAACTTTACTGCTAGTGTTCTTGTAACAGGCGAACGTAAGTTTAGGGGTAATGTTAAAGGTGGTCAAGAGGCTTTAAATAATACACCTGTACAAAGTATTGTTAGTGTATACACTAAAAACGCACAAAATAACAAAGAAACTGTGTATGTTGCTGGTAGGGATTATTCTTTGTATTCAGACCAAGTGGATTGGTCTTTGACAGGTGATGGTGCTACTGAACCTGTACAAGGTACTACATATTATGTTGACTATATTTTCAATTATTCTATGCGTGATGGTACAGATTTTAGGGTTGAAAATACAGTTGATGGTTCATACATTGTATTGCTAGATAATGGTAGTAAACCTACAGAAAACTCTTTGATGTACTTTACATATAACTTTACACTAGCTAGACGTGATTTAATTCTATTGGATAGTGATGGTTATTTGAGTGTTATTGAGGGTACACCTGATAGGGTTGAGGATTTAATCATTCCTTATAATGGTTCATCAGCATATTTAGAATTAGGTTATGTAGATGTATATCCTACTGATGCTTTAGGTACAAGTACAAGTGGCACTAAGTTGTCTAGCGTAACAAATTATGATGGTGTTAGGTTGACACAAGATAATTTGTTGTTAATGATGCGTAGGATTAATAAGTTAGAGGATAGCATTGCATCCTTAGATATGGAACGTAGTATTGAGGCTGGTGAGGATTTATCAAGTCTATCTGGTTACTTTACTGATAGCTTTGAAAATATCAATAAGTCAGATTTAACATATACAGATACAGCTAGTAGATTATCCTATACAGCTTGTATTGACTTTGATAGAGGTGAGTTGACAACATCTGCCACTATTGGTAGTGTTGATATGACGATTGATGATAGGTCAAGTGATAGTTATGCTACATTTGGTAATATTATTTCTGCACCATATCAAAATGTATTGGCAGCTAGTCAAACATATGCTACTGGTACTATGAATGTTAACCCTTATGCTAGTTATGGGCCGCTTTGTAAGATTGAGTTAGACCCTGCTATCGATAATTGGGTTAACACGAATAAAATTAATGTATTTAATACTGTTGAGGATGTTAAATACGATACAACAACTAAAGTATATAGTCATGGTTATTGGTCTAGAAATGCTACTAAAAATCTTAGAGGTTATATGCGTACTGAACGTAAGGAGACAACAACTAAGGGTGAGGTTACAACATCTAAGAGTGTTTCTGAATCAGTTGCTAAGTCCGTGTATGAGTATATGCGTGTTAAGGATGTAAAAGTTAGTGGTTATGCATTTGGTCCGAATGCTAGGAATATTAGAGGGTTGTTCAATGGTAGACCTATTAGTTTAACTCCTACTGGTACAACAACTACTGGTACTTCTTATGTAATCGAAGGTAAAACATATACTACTGTTAATGCTGACAACAATGGTACTGTAACTTGTAAATTTACTGTTCCTGATAAGACTCCTTGTGGTACAGTAGCTTTCCAAATGCAAGCTACAAATTCTAATGGTGAGGTTCATACAGGTACTGCTAACTATACCGCTAATGGCACTATTTTGACAACAACTGTAACTAATACAACTGCTGTAACACAACATTATAAAGTATTGGTTGAGATTGACAACTTATACAATAATGACCCATTGGCACAGTCTTTCATTATGGATAACGTATATGATAGGAATTTAGTTAAGTTAGATTTGTATTTTGCTAAAAAATCATCTACAAGACCTGCTGTATTACAAGTGCGTAATATGGTTAATGGCTACCCTGGTGAAAAGGTTTATGCTGAAGTTGTAATTGACCCTAAAGATGTTAAAATTCCTACGGATAAAAATGTTCCTGTGGCTACTGAGGTTGTTTTAAATCAACCAGTATATTGTTATGCTAAGCAATATTATTGCTTCGTAGTACTTTCTGATAGTAATGATTATGAAATGTATGTAGCTAATATGGGTGATAAATTCTTAGGTAAAAATGAGCAGTTAGTCGTTAACCCTTATGCTACTGGTGTATTATTCAGTTCTTCAAATGCTAGTACATGGACAGCACATCAAGGTATGGATATGATGTTTAAATTGTATCGTACACAGTATACAGGTAATGGTGAGATTGTATTTAACAATGTACCTTTGACTGATATCACAGGTGTTATGTTGGATGCGTCATATGAGGTTGATAGTGATAGTGATAGCAAGAGCGTTTCTTCTAGTAGAACTGGGTTGAAATGGTTCTATCGTTTCACTAAAACAGGTGCTGGTGAGGTTCCATCTGATTGGTTAAGTATTGATACTTTAGTATTTAGGGATTTACAGTCATATGCTAGGAATATTGACTTAAAGGCTGAGATTACTACTGATTTTAGTACATCACCATTTATAGCAAGGGATAGGGTTGCTTTACGTACATTCTTAGATAGTAAACAGTCTACATATATTTCTAAATCTATTGACGAAACAAACTTCGCTAATCCTTATCAAGCATTAAAGATTAGTTATCAAGCCGCCTTACCTCAAAATACATCTATGGAAGTATTCTATATGGATAGAGAAGATGGTGATTGGGTAAAACTTGCTACTGATAATGCTACTATTAACATTGGTGGTAATACTGTTAAAACTGTATCTCTTGATTCCATTACAAATGTAGATGAGGAGTTCAAACAGTATACTTGGAATATTAATAAGATTAATAGTATGGTTACTAATACTCAATCAAGGGGTTCTAAGTTCTTCAAGATTAGGATTGATTTAAATACTACACAAGCCTTTAACCGTCCTAGAGTTAAAAAGCTTGCATGTATCTTTAAAGAGAAAGAGTATAGGACTTAATCTTAATATTAATCTGTATTTTTAGTATAATATTTTAACTATATATAGTATTGATAGTATAGAGATGTGGTTATATCTACATCTCTATATTTTTATTACTTCGGATAAATTGGGGGTTATCATGCCTGAAAGAGTACAAAGAATGTTCTGTACGATGTTTAAGAAGACAGAGGAAGAGCAGAAGAATTATGATGCTAGAGTAGAGTTAGCTAAAGCTAAGGATGATTTAGAAACAACTAAAGAGAGTTTAGCTGTAACAACTGATACTTTAAATAGAGCAATTCAGATGATAGAGAGCTTATCTAGTGAGCTATCATCTATACGAGAAGAGTTGAAAGATACAAAAGAGGGAAAATAATGGGTGTTTTAAAAAGATATAATTCTGATAACATAGATTGGAATATTGGTGCATTATATTCACATGATGAATACATACAAAAGTTATTTATTGTGATGAAAGAGTTAGGATTAGTTAATCCTATTAAATATGTATTTGGTACTATACCAACTGTTTTAGTCGGTGGTAGGGTTACACCTAAAGATACTTCATCTATTGAAGAGGCTTTTAATATCATTGATAGGTATAATCAGTTGGGTGTTGGTTGTAGGTTAACATTTTCTTCTATGTACGTAACTAAGGATGAGTTAAAAGATAGTGTATCTAATCAGCTTATGAAACACCTAGAAGGTAATAATCAAAAGTATGGTGTTAGGATGAATGGTATTATTTTAACATCTGAGTTATTAGGTGAATATATTTATAACAATTATAATTCTTTAGAGTTAATTTCTTCACAAGTTAAGCCATCTGTTGAGGTTGGGTTAGGTAAGGATAATGTAGATTATTATAATAGGTTATTTGATTTGTTTGATATTGTGGTAGTAAATCCTAATAAATGGTGCGATGCTCACATAATTCATGGTTTAAAACATATTGATAGGGTTGAGTTTATAACTAATCATAGGTGCTTCCCTGATTGTCCTATGGCAGGTGAGCATTATAAGGCTCAGGTTGATTTAAGTAAAAAATTACTTAGTGGTGATGATTGCTCATTAGAGAAAGAAAAGTTGGATACAATTAATACATGGTGTTTAGATGTTAGAGAGCGTTTTCCTTTGTTGGGTGTTTCAATGTCTGAATCCGAGATTAATTTATTAATAGATAATGGTGTTAAGCACTTTAAATTAGAGGGAAGAGATAATGATACTTTCTGTTTTTTGAGGGATGTTGGTGATTACATCTTTAATAATCAATATTTTTCTAGAATAGCACATAGTATCATGGGTGAGGCTATATAATATGTCTACAAGGATAGAATCAGAAAATGGTGAGGAACTTTGGGGGCCCGATATTTTTGGTAAATACTCTATCGATAAGATTAAAGTAATTGCTGAGATTTTAAAGGGTGTGTTCAAAGACAATCCTATTACGTTTATTAATCAGTCTAAGGCTGACGATGAAGTTTATACAAAAACAGAAAGTAATACTCTTTTTATTTTAAAGAGTGATTTTAATAGTATTGCTGGTGATTTGGTAAAGTCATTAGCATCTAGCTATCTAAAAGAGTTAGCTAGTACACAGGGTGTGGCTAGTGTTACTGAGGTTAGGTCATTAGAAAAGGTTTCTAATTACTTAACTAGAGCATGTTTTGGTCAAACCTATACAGAGATTAAAGACTTAGCTAGTATGAATATTGCTCCGTTGCCAGATAGGGTTCAACAGGTTGAGACTCAGATGGTTTCAATAGATACTAGAATTAATCATACTATGAATGTTGTTTTCGAGACAAATAGGGATGGTTCTTTTTCCAGTATATCTAAGGTAGCAACGAAAGAGGATTTAAAATCTGTTAATGATAAAGTGGGTAGTGGTAATATTACAGTTAGAAATTCTAAGAATGTAATTGATGCTGTTAATCGGTTGGATAAGAGTATTGTAGCATTAGAATCAATTTCTGAATTTGTAAATACATTATCTACTACTGTAAATACATTATCTAGTACAGTTAATAATCTTTCAGCGACTGTTAGTAGATTATCGAGTACAGTTGATAGGGTAGATAGATTGGTTGGTAATGATGCATTAAAAACTACTAGTAAAACAATTACTGGTGCGATTAATGAATTAAAGGTATAAGTGGGGTAGTAGTTAGTGGAAATTAAACCTTTTAAGAAAATAAATGGGAATGGGTACTCATTTAGGGAGATATGGAAGATTTATGATGAGCAGTTCAATATTCTTCGTGATATCATATTATCTTTAGGTGATAAGTATCATGTTGAAAATTTTAGTGGAAGTGATGATAAGGTCATTACATTAAATACACCTTATAATAGTAATCAATTATTTGTATATTGTAATGGTGTGTTGCAGTGGAAAGATAGAGATTATAGAGAAAACTCACCTACAGAAATTGAGTTGTTATTTGACAGGAAAGCTACAGATGATGTAAGGGTTGTAACAATTAAATCTAATGTTATTAAGAGTGACTTACATCAATATCTACAAGATATTAGTTCTGTTGTTGCTAATGCTAAAGAGCATTATGATTCTGCTAGGAATTTAGAATCTAGGTTGGTAGAGTTATATTCTTCTTTACAACAAACTCATTCCTTGTATACAAATAATTCAACTGCAAGTCTTGTTACAGACTTAACAAGATTAAAGAGTGAGTATGAAAAGGTAAATACAAGTGTTACTGCTTTGGATAAAAAGCTTAAAGACTTAATTGGTAGTAGTGAGTATGTTTTAACAACTTTAAACATAGACAGCTTAAAGGATAAGATGTCAGAGATAGGTAGTAAAGTTGGTTTATTAGAATCTGAAAAGTTTTTAGACATAGTATTCCCTGTGTATGATGCGTATCAGCCAAATAACTCTGATGATGGTAATGGTGATTGTGAAATAATTGGTATAGATAAGTCGCATTGGTTTATGATTGATTGTGGTATAAATAACGATACAGTATATACTGCAATTAAAAATAGTCTATCTAGGAATAAGATAAATAAACTTGATTTTATATTGATTAGTCATTATCATGGTGACCATTATGGTAATATTGTTAGGTTATGTAATGATAAATTAGTAAATAAAGTTTATATACCAGATGTAAGTAAGACATCGTTTCAGACTGGCAATTTTTCTATGCCTGTAAGTGCTTTACAAAATATTGATAGAATGATTCGGGATGCATGTAGTAAGAATGGAATACCGTGTGAGGTTGCTCCAAATGGTGTGGTGGATTTTCATGGTGCTGAATTAACATTCTATAATAACTCCGATGAGGATTATCAGTTTGTAAGGGATAATAACTTGTCAGATTATAATAATGTGTCTGTATGTTTAATGGTTAAATACATTGGACGTGTTGCTATATTTGAAGGCGATGTATTGTATGATATGATGTATAATACTGCAAAATACGTTCCAGCTAGTGTTGACCTTTTAAAATCTCATCATCATGCAATCACTCAAATGCCTGAAATTTATAAAAAGGTAAATCCTAGAGATGTTGTAGTTACTGCATGTAGAAAATACATTCACATGGTTCAAGTGGGGTACTCCTACCTAGCAGCGTTACAGGATTTAGGTGCTAACATTTATACTTTGGCAGACCAGATTGAGGATATTCAAATCACGTATAATAATAAAAATAGTAGGGTTGAGTATAATAAGCACTTAGTTCGTGGTGGTTATAATGTACAGCCTACTCATGGTCGTATTTACCTAGATGCTAGTTATACTGGAGATTTACAGACTGGTGATAAATTAAGTCCTTTTAAATACCTATCTGATGTAGTTAGATATATTCATCAAAATTCACAGTCATATCTTGGTGTTATAGTGAGGGATGGTGATTATACTAGTGTAAGGAATATAAATGAGGTTGAAAATAGCTCATATAATAATGGGTATTGTCATATTAGAAATTTAAAAAATGAGGTAAATTTCTATTTTAGGGGTGATGGTGAGGCTGTATTCCCATCTATGTACTTTAGGGACTGCTCTTATCTTTCTTTTGATAATATTACATTTAAACGTCAGGAGACACAAAAGAAGGTATACACTAATATAGCCGCTACAAATGGGTATTATAACTTTAAGAATTGTAAGTTTTATAATACAAACACACCAGCTGGTCAGGAGAGTAAACATATTACTGTTTGGGATGGTGCTGTTGTTTATTTAGATGGGACTACTTTTGGTGGTAATGTAGATATAGGATTTAAGTGTTCTGTTAATTCATCTGCTACATTTGTTGGTAAAAATGTAGCAAACGATGTTAAAAAAGTATTCTACACCGAGCATGGTGGTGTGATAAATGTTATACATCAATTTAATGTTAACAGTATAGAAACAGATTATACTAATTCAACACCAAATTTGAAGTTTAACAAGCGTTCAAAGGGAGTGCCTGATGTTAAAGGTGCAAGTCAGGGGCAGATTATAGAGGCTTTTAATCCTTATAATGGGACGCAATATTATATTTCTGATGGTAATAATGGTTGGTCTATTGTAGACCAGTATAATATACATGGTGATAGCACTAAGACACCTGATTTTACTGGTCAGTTTTCCTATAATAAAGCAAACAAGAGTGTAAAATTCGCTGTTGGCTCTAGTTCATCTTCTGATTGGGTTGATATTTCAAGTTCGGGATTGTCAAGTGTCTTAGGTGTTAAGTCTTGGGGTGAAGGTGGTAGTTATAATTATGGTGATGTGATTTACACATCTTCTGGTAAGACATTTAAAAACTTAGGTAATTCTTTTACTTATACACCAAATTCAGCTGTTGACACTTTCAGTGGTCGACAGTTTGATAGTGTTTTTGTTGGTGGAAATAAGCTTATTAATTTTGACCCTTATAATATTGGTGTTAAGTCCTATTACACTTTACATAGTCTAAGTGAAAATTCACAGCTACCTGATACAAATGAGAAAATAAACAATTTAGGTTGTTTTGTGACTTATTATGATAAGATGGTGTTTAAAAATCAACCGACTAAGTATGGTCAGTTGATTAATTTACCATGCCGTGTATATGATAGTAATGAGTCTATGCAGTTGTGGATTGAGCAGAATAGTGGTCAAATATATTCTAGGGGTGGCAATGGTGGTTCATCGGTTGCAGATAGAAAATTCACACAGGTTTATCCTAATGATTTTGACAATGTAGATGTCTTATTGTATGATTGGGTATATTCCCCTGGTGATGTGAGAGATAGAAATATTCGTTTAAGAAAAACATTTGATAATTATAAGGTTATTACCTTTTACTTAACACTGGATAATGATACGACATATTTATATCCATGTAAATTTGATGTTTCTGAATATAGGATGGCTTTAAAGTTAGCAAAAAGAGCCACTCCTGCACCTAAATCATATATCATTGGTAAGAATGATGTATATTGGTCATTGAAGTTTGAGGATTGGGTTTTAGGTTCTGATAATCTTGCTGATATGACACATTCAGAAAATTGTAAAATTATGGCAATTACAGGGTGGCCGAGGAAGTTTGATTTAGATTAGGGTAGGTATAGATGTATAAAATTCCATATAAAATGGTTGAGATAGTTACAGAGAGTGGTGAGACTTTAACACTAGAAGACGTGTTAAAGTCACTACCATCTGTACCTATGACTTTATACACAGGAAATGACGACTTTACTAAAGAGAAGATAAATGATGTTATTAATTATCTAAAGGCTAATGGTGGTGGTCAGTTTACTATACCTGAAAATCCACCTATTCATAAACTGACAATCGATGTACATAGGAATAAATTTCAAGATTATGTAGTGCATTTTATTTATAATGACTATCGTTACCCTATAGGTACAGAGAAAAGACCTTATACTGGTGAGCCGTGGCAAGCTGGGGATATCATCTATAATCTTGATATTTTAAACTCAGATGATAAATGTACTATGTGGTTTTGTAAGGTAAGTGGTTCTGCTACATCAAGTGGAACGTGGTCGCAACAGTCTATATGGCAATTATCTTCTAGTGAGATTGATGACTTAGTAGTATCTCATGTAGGTTCTTCTATTGGGCCGCTTGTACAGAGAGAGGTACAAGCACAAGGTCCCGCTATGATGTCTAGTGAGGTTACTACACAGTTAAAAGCTAAAGTACCTAGTAAAGTTGAGTCTGAGGTGAGTAAACAGCTTGCTACTACAGTACCTACACAGGTTGCTAATATTGTAAATGATAATCTTTCTAGAGAGGTATCTAAAAGAGTTGATACTGTAGTTGCTCCTATTATTAATAGTAGATTAAGTAGCACTTTGTCTGATACAGCTGTTACTAAGATGATTAATGATAAGGTAGACCCTAAAGTAGCATCTATTACTGAGGAAGCTAAGAATGTAGTAAATACTAAAGTTACAGAAGCAACTTCAACATTGAGTAATACAGTTAATAATTTTATTGATGATGCTAAACGTAAACTAGGCTCTATTACTACAGTTACAGCAAAAGATGTAGATGATAAGATTAAAGAATCTTCTAAGACACTTAACGCTAAGATTGATAATATAGTAGATAATAGATTAGCTAATCTTAGGACTGGTCATAGTGATATCGTAGCTACTGAAGAGTATAAGATGGGTGCTGATGGTGTTGTTGACGATACAGCTAAGTTTGAGCAGTGCGTTAACGATGCTAGGGGTAAGATTTTAATTATTAGCCCTGGTGTGTATAAGCTAACTAAAAATATATTTATTGGTGAGTGTAAAGATGTTATCGTGTTGGGTTCTTTTAGTGAAAAAGTTCCTTTCATTAAGAATGATGATATGTTTATCACATCTCCTACTAACATTGAGTTTGTTAGGTCTGTAGAATTAGATACAAATAAGGTTAATCAATGTCAAGGTTTTGCATATAATTCTAATAGAAATGAGTTTGTACTTGCTACTATTAATTCTGATAATACAAATCAAGTGTTGTATATCTTAGACGGTGACGATTTAAACACTCAAAAACGTAGGGTAGACTTTAGTGATATAGAGAAGTTAGGTCATTGTAATACTATGACCTATAATAAAGACACTAATACACTATATGTATGCAATGGTGAATTTAATTCTAATCCATTTAGGTTAGCTAAATTGGATAACAACTATTCTATTACAGGTGTACATACAGATTCCTCTCAGGTTAAAAAGTATAACTTCGCATATGACCCTATCACTAAGTGTTATTGTTCTATCATGCCTGGTGATAGGACTACAGGGGTTAGACATGTATACATTCTTGATAGCAATTTTACTGTTATCAGAGAGTTTGACGTTGATTTCTTAACAAAAGATTATAACAATAATGGTGCTATGTTCTATAATGGTACAATCATGTGTGCTAGTTTACATGCTATCTTCCAATTCGATGTATTTGGTAATGTTAAGACAGTAGTTGATATTGATAAGGCTTATGAGATTGAGGACTTTGATATTAAGAATGGTGTAGTATACTTTGCTGTATTAGAAGGTCATAATGTTCATATCTTTAGTGGCAAGCATAATAAGTTTAATTCTATACACATTAACAATATGAAAGTAAACCGATTACTACTTGCTAACAATTCTCCTTTATTAGGTTTAACTGCTGAGGGTAAAGAAATTAGTTTAGCTAAGGTTGGTAAGTCTGGTTCATCTGAAATTGGTGATAAATCTACTAATACAATTTTAATTGGTAAAGATGTTAAAACGTGGGATGGTGGTGATGCATCATACACATTACTATCTACCAAGCATTATGGTAGTGCTATTTACTCTAAGAAACAGTCAGATGATACATTTATTAAGAAGACAGAGTTAGTTAAGTTGTCTATCGATGTTAAACCTGACTTCGTAGGTCAGTTAGCAGTTAGTGGTGGTAAATCTTATATAGCACTTAATAATACAGGTACAGATGGTTGGAAGCCTTTAGGTGGTGCCAGTCCATTAGAAGCGGTTGATAAGATTAGATTTACAAATGGTGCTGAATTGTGGATTGATTAGATTTTAATCTTAAATTCATAATCATTGTTTGTTGATAAATTATATATAGGTAGTGTTACAAAGGTAGGGGGTAGTCCATGAAAAGCAATACTTTTTTTAGAGGTACTACCCCTACTCTTGAAATTAGCATGGGTAGGGGTATTAAGGTTGAGAATATAGACAGTTTGATTGTTTATTTTTCACAAGGTATCACCGTACTGAAGAAAAAACTTGAAGATGTAAAAATTAACAAGACAACTAATGTAGTATATATACCTCTAAGTGAATTAGAGACATATATGTTTAGTCCTAGTGTTGTTAATGTACAACTTCGGTATAAATTACTAAATGATGCGAATATATACAGTACTCATATTTATCCTTTTAGGGTGTTGAAACAGGTGTGTGATGAGGTATTTATAGAATGAATGAGGGTATAATTAAGTCTAGTGGTACATTCAGTAAAGTTAGTATAAACTCAAAATATGTTAATACCAATTCACATGTTGGAGTAGGCACTAATAATAGTGGTACATTAGAGGTTTCTAATAGAGTAAAGGTTACTAAAGATGAAGTCAGAGATATGCTGAAAGAAAAACAAGATAAGTTGGTTGCTGGTAATGGTATTTTATTAAATGAAGATACAAATGTGATATCTGTTTCAACTGATAAAATTGTTGTAAAAGAGGGCGAAAATATTTCTGATTTAACTGCTTTGTATTTATTGGCTAAAGGTGAGAATTAATGGCAGATTTAAAGGATAATTTACAGAGTCTTGCTACTCAAATTGGTACTGATATTAAAGGTATTAAAGCATCTGTAAAGGCTACAGATGATAAGGTTGGTGTATTAACTTCTTTATCTACGACTAATCAAACTTCTATCGTAGATGCTATCAATGAAGTTAAGGCTAACATTGTTACTGCTCAGGGTGGTGCTGTTACAGAGCAAGCTGTAGACACTAAGTTACAAGCTAAACAAGATAAGCTAACACCTGAGGGTAAATTGTCTATTGTTAAAGAGGGAACTCAAACTAAGATTAAAGTTGATTTGTCTGATTATGTTGACAATAGTGCATTGACTACAAAATTAGGTGATTATACTACTAGTACAGCATTAAATACTACATTAGGTGACTATGCTAAAACTACGGAGTTAAATACTAAATTAAACGATTATACAACAACAGCTGTATTGAATAGTAGGTTGGATTCTAAGCAAAATAAATTAACTGCTGGTAGTGGTATTACTATTGGTGCTGATGGTACGATTCAAGCTAGTGTTGATTTAAGTACTATGGCAACTAAACAAGAATTAACTGATAAAATTCGTGAGGCTGTTACAAATTTAGTTAATGGTGCTGATGCGACTATGGATACTTTTAAAGAAGTACAAGAAGCGTTGAAGAGTGATAAAACAGTTACAACTGCTTTGACATCTTCTGTTGCTAATAAAGTAGATTATAGTCAGGTACAGTCTTTATCAACAGCACAAAAACAACAAGCATGTGCTAACTTAGGTATCGGTGACCCTACAGTAGATTTGGTGAGTGTGTATACAACTGCAAGAGATAGTTAGTAGGTGATTGCTTATGGCTGATAATACACAGTTAGTACAGAACATACAATCATTAGCACAGACAGTTGGTAGAGATATCAAGGATATTAAATCTAGAGTAAACAACCTACCTAGTGGTTCTGGTGTGGACACTTCTAATCTTGCTACAAAAGAGGAGTTAAGAGTTGTTGAGGGTAAAATACCAAAGGCTAGTGGTGTTCCAACTCTTGACTTTACTGTTGAAAATAATGGTGATGTATATGTTGACATTACATATCCTGAGGTTGGGGCTGGAAAACCCACGATTGAGTATGGTACTACTAAGATATATGATGTAGTTTGGGGTATTGCTCAGCCTGGGGCATCAGGTGCTGGTAGGGGTTACTTGGAGTACAGTCCTATTAGTGGTTTTGGTAAGTTACATCTAGATATCAAGATGACACAGAATAGTGGTAATGGTGGGATTATTGCTACGTTGCCAGCTAATGCTCCAGTTCCTAGTAGATTGTTAGAAGTTGCCGTAGATGCTAACAATAATAGTGTTTACGTTGAACCTAATAGTCGCAACATCAAGGGGTGGGGTGTTGCTGGTAACAATAAGAGATATATTTTTGCTATTACAGGTTTTTGGAAGGAGATTAAGTAAGTGGCTAGAATTAAGATAGGTAATATTCATGTACCTACAAAAAACGATTTAGTAGCATTCTCTAAAACAGAACCTGTTGGTGAGAATAGACCTGTTTTGTGGGTACAGCCTACTGATGGTGAAAATGATGTGCATCCTGTAGTATCTATTGAATATGATAGTGATACTAGGGAGTTAGTGCTAACTCATTCAAATAATACTAAGTCAAGGGTAGATGTTAGTTCTTTAGGTGGTGGTACAGGTACTATGTCTGTGGTACCGCCATTAAAGAATAATACTCCTTTATATGGTTTAGATACTTCAGGCAATAGGTGGTCATTGATTAAAATGTCTAGTGGTAATGGTACAGAGGTAGGTAATAAAGATAAGCCTTTGGCTTTTTCTGCCAGTCGTTTAACTTGGTGGGATGGAAATAACTCACGTTCTATTTTGTCAACTAAAGAGTTGGATGGTGCGGGTGCTAATAAAGATGGTAAAGTTCTTTATAGAAGTACTGAGATTGATAAGATGTTTAAAGATGTCTTAGATAAGTTAAAAGATATTAATAGTAAGTTGTAGGGGTGGTTGTATGATAGTTGAAGACATCGTTAATGAGTTAGATAAGTTTATTGCTAAGTACAAGGAAAATAAAACTACTGCTGAGCAAGGACAATCTCTACGAACTAAAGTAAAAGAAGCTTTAGCTGGAAAAGGTGTACAAAATACTGACTCCCTAGATGATAGTGCTATCATAGAGGCTGTTAAGTCTTTATCATCTAATGGTGGTGCTAATACAGGTACTTCGGCGAACTTTAACATAGAGAATTTAAAGTTTACAGGTTTACTCCCTAAAGATTTCTCTAAAGAAAGTGTATCAGAAGAAGATTTAGTTAAGATTAATGATACTATTATTAAAGGTGCAAAGATTATTTCTAGTGCTGAAAATATTCTTATACTTAATAAGACGACAGGAGTAAATGTAGGTAATGGTATAGAATTGACATCATTAGACCAAAAACTCCTAGACAAAAATAAACAATATGTGGGTACTAACTACAGCAATTTTAAGGTATATAATTTACCGGTTGAGGTGGGAGATAATAAATTCACAGTATCTATTACCAACAATGGTATTTCTAGGGATAAAGATATTTCTATTACCGTAACTACTGAGTCGTATGCTGAGGGATTCATTAAAATACAATTTAAACCAGGTGAGGGTTTCAAACTACCTGGTGCTATTGATAATTTTGTTAAATATGTAGATGAATATGAAACAAGACCTGAGATGGTTAGGGTTAGTAGTATTATAAAAAGTTATAGTTCACTATACTCTACTACTAGTGTAGGTATGATTAAGAATTTAAGAAATAATATTGTTAAGTCGTTATCAATGGGTATGAATTTTGATGTTAGTGCTAATGACTTAGCTACACAAAACAGTGTACCATCTAGTGAGTCAGCAGTAAGGTATTCTAGTATATTCTTTGGTAAAAGTGGTAATTCTCTACGATTCTCACGCACTGGTTCAATGTACTTATTTCGAGTTGATGGGAATAATGACAATATTTTTACTGCGTTAGATTATAAAGAAGGAGATACTGTAGAGATGTTAATTGGGGTACCACTCAGTGGCAATGATTATAGTAATTTAATCCCACACTATGAAAGTATCTCTGAACATGTAAAAGATGTAAAAGATGTATAAGGTTTAGAAGAGTATTTTGGCAAGTACTTGAATCGACTTTTAATTCAGACACAGTGTCTGGATATCTTATATAACTACTGATAGACTTATTTTAGACAGTGGTTGTGTCTTAACATAGTAAAGTGGAAATAATGTTGATTTTCTATTTTCAATTAAATAGTATTTATAGTGGGTAATAAAGATGAGTGGTATTTTGTATGTTCTTGATTCAGAAACAAATACATATAGGTTAGTTAGTAGTGTAAACATAGGCTCTAATACTGATGAGTTTTTAAATAGTGTACTTTCTAGGCTAGAGAATATCAATAGAGGTTCAGAGGTTGTAAATTCTGAAAATCGTGGTAGTCCTAGTGGGGTATAAATTCACATACTGATATCTTTAAACATACCAAAGAGATTTTTGAGTTTATATTCTTAATTTTTCATTTAGTGGGGTAAGTTTATGTCAGTACAAAACAAAATTGATAATGAGTTTTCTGTGTTAGTTGATAACATCAGCAAAATTGCGTTAGCTATTGAGCGAAAAGGTGTTCATAGTAGTGGTGAGTTAGCTAATTATCATAGTGAAATTGACTCTATTGAGACAGGGAGTGTTTCAGTTATTACAGAGGACAATAAGAGAGAGATTATCCTAGAGTTCGTTAAGAGTTTAGGGTATAATAGTCCTAGTGATATTAAGGGTGCATATGATTTTCTATCTGAAACATTGGGTATTGTTGAAGCAACTTTAGGTAGAACTACTCATAGAGAAATGTCAAGGGCATTGGGTTTAGTTGGATTTGTTATTTCAAATAAAGTGGACATGTCAAGACTAACTTATAGATATACTTTATTTGGTAGTGATGATACTACATATTCGAGTGAGGTTATTCATCCTGAGAATGGAGTAAACTGCGTTATAAAAACACTCCCAGCATATAATGATACTTTAATAGGAAAAGAGGATGAAAGGACTCTTGTTTTATTCTTGACTGATATTCAATCTGTTGGTAACAACTTAAAGAGTTGTAAGGTAGAAGTTTTTGTTAATGGTAATAGTCTTAGGTTTAATAAATATTCTACTTCTATAAATGATGATACTTTTAATGTTGTTTCTAATGTTTTTAATCCATATGGTAAACGTATAAAATACTATATGGATTATGATAGCTCTATTGTTGGGGATGTATTGTATAGGAAGTTGAAATATATTTATTCTTTAAATGATGATGAGACTGTTTTAACTACGTATATGGATTCTCCTGAGTTTTATAGGGATAGAGAAATGTACACTGAAGATTTTGGTGTTGTGAACAATGATACTGTAATACCTTCTAGTGTTAAAGTTATTACTTCTGAGGGATATAGAGGTGTTGGTGGTGTATACCCAAGTATTAAGATGAGTTATGACTATGTAAACTCATTTGTATCTAAAGGGTATACTTATAAGTTTACACCTGCTGATATTAGTATTACTAATGGTAAAGGTTTTGTTGGTATGGTGGATGCTAAAGAGCCTATAGGTGTAACATTGTGGACAGGTGAGGTTGTTGTTTTCCCTAAAGGGACAAATAAATATAATTTAAACACAAAAACATTTGAACCGTGGGATGGAAATTCCTACACTAATGAAGACCACTTATAATAGATAACAATTAAATATACATAAGATATTCATAAAATAGGTAGTATTGGTGAGAGGTGTATCTTATGGATTTTAATGGTTTAAAAAATGTTACACCTATCTTCCAAACACTATTAAATAATGCTAAGAGTGGTATTCCTAAGAAAATTCAAGTTTTCATAGGAATACTTGCTCTTATATGGTTATTACCTATTGTATTAGATATAGTGTTTGTTGTTTTAGGTGTATTTTATGACTATAAGCCAGATATGATATTAAAATTTTTACCGAGGCTAGAACAGTTAATTAGTATACTCACAGGTGTTTCTGCTGTTGCGTGTTTAATGGCTATTATTGGTTTATTTACGGATTCAGATGGCGATGGTGTACCTGATTCTGTAGATAAGGATAATAAAACACCAGTAACAAATAATAGTATTCAAGTCAATGTAGGTTCTGACGGGAGTAAATCTCCTAAGTTACCATTACACATTGATAAATAATTTGTTTTGGTAGGTATTGTTTTAGTATGAGGATGCTTTATAGGAGATGTTTTATGATTGGTGATTTAAGCAAAGAGTATGAATCTAATGGTGACATCGGTGCTATCTCCACTGGTGAGGGAGATTATGGCGGAAAGTCATATGGTATGTATCAATTAGCTAGTAATGTAGGTTCAGTTGATGATTTTATTGCATGGGGATTGAATTCTGATTATAGTTGGATTGCAGAAGAGTTAGATAAATATGAAATTGGTTCATATGATTTTGATAACGCTTGGACGTATTTTGCTAATAATGATTATGAGAATTTCTACAACATGCAACATTCATATGCTATTCATAAGTATTATGATGTGTCAGTTGAATTGTTAAGGGAACATTTGTTTAATATTGAAAATCATAGTGAGACTATGAAAGATGTAATTTTCTCTAGGGCAATTCAGTATGGTACTGGTAACATTGTAGAAATGTTTGAAGATGCATTAGTAATTATGGGTGAGAAATTAAATCTTGATTTACAAAATCTTTCTTATGTTGATGAGAAACGATTTGATTATGATTTAATTACATCTATCTATGATGTGTGCATGACTACTGAGTGGAATAATTCTGTTTTACGGGATAGTTTAAATCATAGGTTTAGGGAAGAAAAAGCTAAGGCTATTCAAATGTTGTCTGATGAGTTAGGAATCTAGGTGATTCATATGGGTTTTATTGATAAGTTAATAGAATGTATTAGAGTTTTATTCTTAGGTAAGAGTATTGATAGTGTTGTTACTTCTACACAAGACAAAGTAGTAGATACAGTTAATAATACTGTTGATGAAGTTTCTTCTAAGGTAGATACAAAAGTTGATGATATCACTGATAAAGTAGATAACATTACTGATACAGTAGATGATAAAATTGACGATGTATCTAATAAAGTTGAAGATATTGTTGAGAACTCTAAAAAATTAGGTATTAACATACGAAAAAAATAGTGTATAATAAGAGTGTATCTTTCTATGGTACACTCTTATTTTTATGTTTAAATGGAGATGCTTGCTAAACATTGGTGTACTTAGTTGGACGAGAATCTTTTCAAAAAATATCACAAATATAATTGATATTTATATAATTTTCTAGTACAATTAAGGTAATTATTTATCTTATTAGTACAGAAAAGAGGTGAGATGTCTTGAATAAAAGTTTTAAAGTTAGGATATATCCAAATATGGAGCAACAAGTATTGTTAGAAAAGACATTTGGTGCGAATCGATTTGTTTATAATTACTTTCTCAACTTAAAAAGTAAGTTGTACGAGTTTTATAAAATAAATTTGAGTTATAATAATTCTTCTAAGATTATGACAGAATTAAAGAAACAAAAGTCTTGGCTTAAAGAGGTTGATAGTGTTTCTTTACAGCAGAGTCTTAGGGATTTAGATAGTGCATATCAAAACTTCTTTAGTGGGAAAAGTAAATATCCTAAGTTTAAACAGAAAGATGGTAAAAACTCTTATCGTACTAATTCTAATATTAAAATTAGTAATCGATATATAACAGTTCCTAAGTTGGGTATGTTGCGTTTTAGAGATAATTATAATCTAGAGGATAAAAACATTCTCAAAATTTATAATGTAACAATCTCTAAGACATCTAGTGGAAAATATTATGCTAGTATTTCATCCGAGGTTTATATTCCGTGTTTTGAGAAAACCAATCAAAATGTATGTATAGACTTGGGATTAAAAGATTTTGCGATTTTCAGTAATGGTAAAAAGATAGATAATCCTAGGATATTAGAACATCTTGAAGTTAAGTATAGAAGATTATCTAAATCACTTTCTAGAAAAGTTAAAGGTTCAGCTAATTATAGAAAATCTAGAATTAAGTTAGCAAGGTTTCATGAGAAAATTGTTAATATTCGTAAAGATTTTCTACATAAGTTATCTACAAGTATAGTTAAGTCTTATGATATTATATGTATAGAGAATCTTAATATTAGTGGCTTAATGAAAAATCATAAATTAGCAAAATCATTTCAAGACGTATCATTGTATGAGTTTATAAGACAGTTAGAATATAAAGCTAAGTGGTATGGCAAAACATTGTCTAAAATAGATAGGTTTTATCCGTCATCACAGTTATGTTCTAGCTGTGGTCATAAGAACAAAGAAGTTAAAAATCTCAATATACGTGAATGGGCTTGTCCTAGGTGTGGTACACATCATGATAGAGATGTAAATTCTGCAATAAATATTCTACATGAGGGATTAAGACTCTTAGAGAGTATGTAAATATGTAATTATAACCGTGGGACACATGGGGATAGTCTACTGTCTGGATGTAAGACTCTTTTGGTGAGATATTAAAAGAGCAAACCATTGGGTAGGAACCTCTTGAATTTAATTCATAGGAGGATGTCGTGGGATTATTTGATGTTGATGGCATTGGGTTTAAAAACAAAGAAAAAGCTAAAAATGAGAACTCTTTTGATATGGGAGTAGATATATCAAAAGTTGATAATAGTTTAGTTACTACAACAAAGGGTAAAGATAGTAGTGATTTTGATAAAACATTGGTTGGTGAGATAAATCCTTTGGTTAAGGTTGATGTTATCAATCACTATTTTAAATTAAGCGACTTATTAAGGGAATATGGATGCTATATTGATGGTTCTACTATGTATTGTCCTTTTCATGACGATGATATCACAGGTAAACCGTCTGCTAAATATCATTCAGATACAGACTTGTTGTATTGTTTTTCTGAGAATAAGGTATACAGTTCTTATCATGCATTGAAGATTTTATTTGGTAAGGATGTAAACTTAATTTTTAAAAAGATATGGTCTACATTATCTAAGGAAGAGAGATTATCATATATTGGTAAACATGATGAAAAGGTTAAAGATGTTGTAGTAGAAGATACAGGGTGGGAGTACTATAATAAAAATGTATTATCTACTTTTAAGGTTGGTAAGGTGTCATATGAGCAATATAAAAATGCTTTATATAAGGTCTTATCATTAATTCAAGAATAAAATAGTATGAATTTTAAGTAAATTATAGTTGTAAAGTTACTTAAAATTAAGTATAATAGATATTGTAGAAAATGTTACTACAATATCTATTTTTTTATTTAAAAGAGGAGAATATGCTATGGCTAAGATTACAGCTATTCGTTTACCTAATGGTAAGGTTAAGATTACTAATTCAGATATTAGTGGTATTATTGGTGAAGAGTTCGATTCATCTGACGACTTCTTCAATAAATACAAAACAATTAATGAATCTACAGGTGTAGAGAATGATTGTGTACTTCTAGAGTCAATCAATGGCTAAGAATGTTCCTATTATAGGAAATGGACTTGCAGTAATACCATTACATACTAGGGGTACAAGTAAGAAGAAAAATAAAAGAGTTGCTGATTATTTAACTAGAAGCACTTTCTTAAAGTTATTAGTAGAATATTCTGATATAGAGAAGATGGATATCGTATATTTAACTGGTATGGGTGTAATGTATCAAGACGATATATTAGATGGTTCAGTTACTTTAAGGGATATTATACAAAATGCTAGTTGGTGTAATATAGTTGCTGAGGAATTGTATCGTTTGTGCTTATCATTAGGTACAAATAAGATAGTTCTTCTAGCTAGGAGTGATAGATTTTTAAAGCTTGCTAAGACTCTTAGGTCTAGAGGTGTTATAGTTGAAAATCCTATAATGGGTGTATTATCAGAGAGGTATGCAATTAAGATACTATTCTCTAAGACTAAGTTATGGATTAATACAAGGGGTGACTTTTCAAAATGAATAAAGAGTTACCTTTATTTTTACAGAATTTAACATGTGATATTACTGATTGTGTGTTTACATTAAAATTGGTAGGTAGTACTTTTCGATATAATGCACAGGAGGTGCTACAGGCTATACTAGATAATAATATGGTTAATAAAGTTATATTAGAGTTAGTACGTGAGCCTGAAAATATTCATGATAAACATGCTGTAAAAGTTATGCTATCTGTTGATGGTTATAGTGGCACATATCATGTAGGGTATGTGTCAAGAGATATAAGTGAGACAATTAGTTTTCTTCTACAAGACGATGACTTGTGTGTGCATATATCAGATGTATTCATGAGTGGTGGTGGGTTAGATTACTATGTAGGTCTTATGTTTAATTGTAGATTTAAAAGAAAGGAATAAAATCTATCTATGGCTAATGAGAAAGCTAAGAGTGATTATAAACATTGGGTAGGTGCTGTTCCTAAGATAGAGAACTGGTATAAGAATTTTAACTTTGTATTAGTTGAAAGTATGGAAGACTTAAAGAGTATCTTTAAAGATAAAAAAGATTACTATATGGCTTTTGATACAGAGACTACTGGTTTAGATTTTGAGGAGATTGACTTAGTAGGTTATTCTTTTTGCTTAGATGGTAAAACAGCATATTATGTGCCTGTATATCATTTTCAGTATGAGGGTAATTTAGGTGAGGAATCTGTAAAATTCATCTATGAGCGTATGTGTGAAGCTAAGAAGGTATTCATGTATAATATGCGTTATGACGCACGGATTATGGAATACTATGGGTATAAAGAGAATAAAGCAGATTTAGATAAAAGACGTTGGATGTATGCTAAGTTTGATATGTCTAAGGTTGATTATTATGATGTTTCCGTACCTGTATGGTTAGCTGATACAAACCAAAAATATCCTAGTTTAAAGTGGTCTAGTTTACATTTCTTAGGGATTGAACAGTTACACTTTGATGAGGTAATTGAAAATGCTGGTTCATTCTTCTATTTAAATCCATCTGAAAATGAAGATACAGTGTTTTATGCCGCCGCAGATGCGTTGTGTACCTTTTTACTTGCAACTGCAACAGTTAAGTATTTTACAGAGGCTAAACATTCTGCTAAGTTTGATAATTTGATGTTATATCCTTTATTACACTATGAGAATGAGAGGATTTGGTTGGATGGTGATGTACTTAAAAATCTTTACATTATAGCTACTGATAGGGTAGATAAGATGGAGAGAGATGTGTATGCCATGATAGGTGGGCAGATTAATCTAAACTCACCTGTACAAGTTGCACAAGCTTTTGAGAGGTTGGGGATTGATACTGGTGAGCGTACATCTAAAGGCACTATGTCAGTTGGTATTAAAATATTGGCTGATTTACCTAAAGAGTATGTAGAAAAGTTCCCAGCTTTGAAGTCATATATCAACTATAAGAAAACAGCTAAATTAATATCTTCATATATTAAACCTTTGTTGAAAGAGTATGAACGTAGGGGTTATTGTAGGTTTGCTTATAAAACTACTGAAGTACCAACTGGGAGGCTTGCTTGTGGTAAGGATGGGAAGAATTCTTTCTTTAGTCCCATTAACGCCCAATGCGTAGTTGGTTCATCTGAATTGTTTACTGATAGAGGTGTTAAGACCATTAAGGACATTTCAGTTGGTGATAATGTTTGGGATGGTGAATCTTTTAGGGAAGTTCTTAATACCTATAATAATGGTGTTAGAGATGTATATAGGGTTACACTTTCTAATGGTCAGACTTTAGAGTGTACTGATAAGCATCAGTTGTATAGTGCAACAAACTCTTGTGATTTTAGGGAACTTAAAGATTTGTGTGTTGGGGATTTAGTTGCATTTAATTCTAAATCTTATAATGTTTCTAGTTTTGAAGATAACACTATTACTACTGTACAGAGGAATAAGCCTTATGGTGGTATTTATTCTAGGGAATATACGATAGACTTGAATAATCCTAGATTTTGGCATTTTGTTGGTTATTTTATAGGTGATGGTTGGTATGGTGGTAAGACAAAGGAAGAGTCTTATAGCATTGGACTAGTCTTTAATGCTGATGAGTTGGATACAATGAGTTACATTAAAGAGACATTAGATTTGCTTGGAATTCATTATAGAGTTAAGAAGATAAATCATGATGCAAAGTATAAGAATCTTTATAACTTAATCATTAAGAGTGTAGGGATTAGTGACATGCTACACGATTTAGGTGTAGGAAGTAGAGCAGAAAACAAGTCAATACCTGAGATTGTGTATGGTTTAAGTTCAGAGTGTAGGTCTATGTTATTTAGAGGACTTATGGATTCTGATGGAAAATCTATGTGTCATTATGAGTGGTCTTATTGCACTGTATCTAAGAAATTAGCATATGACGTTGTTAGATTAGCAACTTCTTTAGGTATTAATTCTCATCTTGTTGAGCGTACCAATGGTGAGTATAGAAATGCATTTAGAGTATTACTTTTGGGTAATAAGTTAGAACTATTTAATACTATTGGTGTGACATCTAAGTATAAGTTGCGAAATGTTGTTAATGAGAGTGGTGAAATAACATTAAAATCTCCTAGAATGGGTAAGATACATTCACTATTACCTAAATGTTTACATGATGATGTTATTAAATATAATCTGTATGATGATGTTTCATTATCTTATTACACAAAGAAGGATGGGACTACTTCCACATATGTGAATAGGTGTAAGTTTAATAAGAGATTCGACTTATATCGAGGTAGGGTTGATGATTTTAATTTCAATGTACATTGGTTAAAAATCAAGTCAATAGAATATGTTGGTAGAAAAGAAGTTTACGATATACATGTAGATGTAACTCATCGATATTGTGTGAATGGTTTTATTACACATAACTCATTACCCAAGCCACATGTAAAGATGGAAGACGTATTTGACTTAGGTGATAGAAATTTATTCTCTAAGAAAGATAATATCATTATGGGGTATAAGTTTGTGTATTCTTCTTATGATGAGGAGGGAAAACATGTTATACCTGATGACCCAACATATATTGGTTGGGTAGAGGGTATGGATGATGACTTAAATATACGGATGGCTATTTCTCCTAAAATGTTAGAAGATAGCAATGATGATGAATTCTTATATACCAGTTTTGACTATGCCGCCGAAGAGTTACGTATTGCCGCTAATTTAAGCCGTGAGCCTAATTGGGTTGATGCTTTTGTACATGGGGATGACATTCATAAGAGGTGTTATTCTTTAGATACTGAGTTTTTAACAAGAGATGGTTGGAAAACTTATGAGCATATTGGTATTGATACTGAGATTGCACAATATAATGAAGATACTAAAGAATTAGAGTTTGTTAAAGCTGGTCATGCATATTTCAATGAAACAGATACAATGTATCATTTTGTTGGTAATAATACTGATTTATTAGTTACTCCTAATCATCGTATGTATGATAAAGGTAGGGATAATTGGTATATTAAACGTGCAGATGAATTATATAAGAAACATTCCTATCGTACAATCTGTAGTCCTGTATCTACTAAAGTATTTAGAAGTTCAGATGATATTGTAGATAGTGGAGTTATTCATATAGGTAGTACATATCATAAAGAGGGGTATGACATTTCAGTTGATGATTTTGTAGAGCTTCTTGGGTATGTTATTACTGATGGTGGTACATGTTTACGTAGTAATGGCTCTAAGACTGTATACTTTTCTCAATCAGAGGCAAAATCAGATGTGTTGTCTAAGATGCAAAAACTTAATGCTAGATTAGGAAATCTTTTTGATGAGAAAGTCACTATCTGTAAAGGTAAAGAAATTAATATTTGTGGTAAGACTTCTACATTAAATGGCGATTTTCATGTCTTTTCTGTTACAAGTTCATCTTTATTTGATACTATTGTTAGCTATATAGGTGGTAATCTTAAAAAAGATAGGGTTTTGTCTGATAAGATGTTACATTTTAGTGATAGATTATTAGAAAAATTCTTCTCAGCTATGTATGATGGTGATGGTTTACATGATAACAGAAAGGGTAGAGAGAACTCTAAAACCATTTTAGTACAATCTAAAAAACTAGTAGAGCAGTTACAGTTAATTCTTATTAATTTAGGGTACTCAACTAATATTAAAGATGTTTCTCATAGATATAATGTTTCTTTGTACAAACTTAATTGTGTTAGTGGTAAGAGGGATGTTAGGGGTTCAAATAAGAATACTAAAATTATTAAGTATGATGAACCTGTTAAATCCGTGTGTTTTGCAGTACCTAGTACGTTGCTATTTGTACGTAGAAATGGTAAGACATCAGTATGTGGTAATACTGCTGTAGCTATCTGGGGTGAGGAGCATTATAATAGGGATTATCGTAAGATGGCTAAATACGCCAACTTCTCTATCTTATATGGTGCTAGTTCTCATTCTTTGTATGCAGATAGTCGATATGGATTTAAGTCTTTACAAGAAGCAGAAGATTTCTATAATAAGTATAAGAAAGCGTTACCTACATTATTCCAATGGCAAGATAGGTTAATCTATAGTGCTAGACGTAAAGGTATGTTACAGACATTCTTTGGTAGACCACGTAGGTTACGTTCTTATTATGAGAATAAACAGATAGGTTTTGCTAATCGTAGTGCTGGTAACACAAGTGTACAGGGTGTTGCTGGTGATATTCTTAAAATGGTAATGATTAAGTTGTGGAAAGCATTATTTAATAATGAAGAATTCAAGGACGATGTTGCTTGGAGGGTTGCTATCCATGATGAGATTGGTTATACAGTACGTGCTACTAAGTTAATGCGTATATTAAAGATTATCAAAGAAACACAATCTGTTAAGTTGCCTGAGTGGCCAGTAGAGATTATTACTGACCCATCTGTTGGTTGGTCTATGGGTAGAGTATATGATTTTCATATGGTTGAGGATGATTCTGAGTTAGGGTATCATTTTGAGCCCGATTTAGCATAGGGGATTATTATGGAAGAGTTTATTTTTGATAGCTTAACTCTTGATGACTTAGTTAAGTATGTAGATACATCAAAAGTATTTAATATTACTAAGGGTGAATTTAATCAAGTTAAAGTGTATTTAGCAAGTTATGAAGATGAAAAGTTAGGTAGTGCGGTTGAGCGTTTAGATGTTGCTTATCACATTGGTAGTAAGTGGTCTTTGGTAGACATGAATAAAGTCGATGGCTTTAACGAAGTACCGTTGAGTTGGTTATTATCTGATGTGGGTGATATCGATGATTGTTTAGTTATTTTACGTAGAATGTCTAATATGGTCTTAGATAAGAATAATTCTAGTTTATCTACATATATTTATCATATCGTAGATGATAAATATGAGTTCATCACTTCTAATGCATTAATGAATGGTAAATTAGCTAGATATGGTATCATGTTAGATGTTTCTGTTGATGATATTTTAGAAAATATTAATACTAGGGTTGATAATGATTACGATAAGAATTCATTAATTTCCTTTATTAAGAGTGGTGTTGCTAATGAGTGATATGTTAGAGTTGGTTCAGTTGGGTAAAAATGTACGATACATTAGGGTTAATGTGTTAGAAACAACAATATCTGAATTCTCTAATTTAACTGGTATTAGTCGAGATGTAGTGTGTAGGATTGAAGATTTAAGGATGGGTAAGGGTTCAAAAACTTGCCCATCTGTATCTACCATTTTAAAACTATGTAAATCTCTAAATATTGAGATTGGTGATATTATGGGTAATGATATATCTTCTAATGAGGATGCTTTACTTAATTTAAAGGGGGTTGTTTCTTATGGCAATTAGTGTTGGTAGAACTTTAAATGAGTTAAGGCAGATGTCCTTTGATTGTGGTATTACTATTCCTATTAGAGAAGATGGTAAGTCTTTAAAGAAAGAGGATTATATCAAACCAATTAGAGAACATAATCTTTCTATCAGATATGGTTCTGTTGATAATACACCTGAGCATTTAAAGTTGATGTTGCAGTTGAAATCACCTATGTTGGCTGGTAGGATTGACTCATTCAAGGAAGAACAGCAACAAGAGGTATGGAATTCAGATAATTGGTCAATGGAACAGAAATTAAATGGAGTTAGATGCTTTATTATTAATGATGGTTCAGGTATTCACTTATATAGTAGACATAATAGTGATATTGACTTGCTCCCTATAGAGTTTACAGAAAAAGTTAAATTACCTAAAGATTTCTCATACAATATGTTAGATAGGACGTTTATTTTAGATTGTGAGTTAACGTCTGATAATCCTAATATATGTACTGTATTAGATGGTTATGGTGTAGATACTAGTTCTCAGTTGCAAGCTGTTACATCTATTTTAGGTTCTAATACTGATAGAGCATTAGATATTCAAGATTTTAACGATTTAGATTTAGTATTCAATGCATTTGATTGTATATACTGTGATGGTAGTTGGATAATGGATACTCCTTTATGTGAGCGTAGGGAATATTTATCAAACATTATCAATATGCTGGTAGATGTTAATTTTAATGTTAGACCTGTTAAATATGTAGTTGAAAATAAGAAAGAGTTTTATAAGCATTTAATTAGTCTTGGTTTAGAGGGTACTGTAGCTAAACGTCTAGATGGTGTATACGTACCTGATACAACTAGAAATTTTAAAGGTTGGGTAAAGTGTAAGAGGTCTTTGTCTGATTCATTAAGTGCATTTAACTCACAATCATCTTTAAGTGCTTTTGATACATTAGATGATGTAAGTGGTGATATAACTTTCTCATTCGGTGATACTATTGATGCTTTTATTACAGGCTATGAGTTGGGTAATAAAGGTTCTGCATTTGAAAACATGATTGGTTCTATATGTGTTTCTGTGTATGTTGAAAAAGAAGATGGTACACAGGAAGTTAGAGAGATTGGTAAGTTTAGTGGTTTCAATCTTGATATGCGTAAGAATATGGGAATGGTTATTAATGGTAGGACAGTACTTAAACCAGAATACTATGGTAAAGTTGTAGAGATTGATGGGCAACAAATTACTAAAAATGGTAGGTTCGCACATTGTGTATTTATTGGTTTTAGGTATGATAAGCTAAAGGATGCTTGTATTCTTAAAGAGGAATTCTTAAAATCACAACTACTATAATTTTTACTTGATTTTAAGTAAAAATAGTGTTAAAATTTTATTATCTAATGTTTTGAGGTGTGTTATATGAATTACAATAAATTAGATATGAATGTGTTCATAGAAAAACTCTTAGAACATGTAGAGATGTGTCCTTGTCTTTTGATAGGTAAGTATGTTACTGAGTTTAAAAAGGTATACAAAGATACAATAGAGCGTGTGTATACATTAGATGATGTAAGGAATTTAATAGATTCGTATGATGGAATTTCTAATGTAAATAGCAAGTTCTTAGTATTAGATGGTATAGGTTTTTTATCTCACGTAGGTCAAAACTCACTATTAAAGTTCATTGAGGAGTCTAAGTTGCCAATCATCATTTTATCTTATGGTGATAAAATCTCACCAATCATCATGTCTAGGATGAAGATAATTGTTAAGAGGTGGGACATTGTTAAGAATTTAAATTTCTCTAGTGTTGCTGATACAATAGCATACATAAACGATAAGAATTCTACACGAGAAGATAAAATGAGTGAGTTTGATGAGGTACAGATTATGGCTAATATGTGTCCTAGTCTATACTCAATTAAACAGCAAGCTGGCGATAAATATGGATACACTAATAGCAGGTTAATAAACCTAATGGTTGGTACTAAAAATAGGTGATTTGATGGGCGATTACAGTTTAATCAACAAAGTAGTAAAGGTTGAGGATAGTAAAGAGGGAATAAACTATTTAGATTTAGTTTGTTTCATGTACCCTAACTATGAATTACGTACTGAGTTCAATATATTAGATGGGAATACTGATATTATATTTGTTGGTAAAGTTAATTCTAGTGTTGTAAAGTCATTAAAAGAAAACACTAGAAGCTTTATAGCAATTAATAACATAGGTATTCAAGATATTGATATGACTATTAGGGATATAGCTATTAAGGTTCTATATGATAGATTTAATAAAGAACCTAGTGATAAGACACATACAATGTTAACTTCTATGACAGAATATGATTTCATTAAGTACTTTAAATCCTTTTGGGTGTTGGGTAGGTCTAAGATTGATTCTGTTGACATATCTCTTTGGGATTTATATTGCGTATTGGGTAAATCTAGACATGATATACTTAAAACATATTTAGAATTACGTGAGGTATATTCTGATAGTATGATATTTGGTGGTGTACTATCTTTCTTAGAAAAGTCTAGGAACCTAGAAGATGTTGTTACCAATAGTGGTAAGTATCTTAGGTTGCTAGTTGACTTTAATAAGTCATATGACAAGTTGATTGTACCAATTATTCAGAAAGTTTACACAATGGAGTGTAAGAGTGATTTTGATAGAGAGTATCGTACTTTGTGGTTGTTAATGCAATTAGGTAAGGGGAATATGATATAATGTCTATACTTGAAATTGAAGTAGAAATGAATAAGGTTGCTAAGGATTTACAAGATAGAATCTATCAAGTGTATGACACATATTTGGTAGAAAATAGAAAAATCATAGACTTGCCTAATTATGAGGCTTTGTGTCGTAGTCCTAAGCTACAGTATGAGGTTTCAGAGAGATTAATACGCACTATAGATGTATTAAACGATTTAAAGTTACGTATTAGTGTTGTTAATAAAAATTTATCAGAGATGAAAAATTTACAAGTAACAACAAAGTCAGATTATCAGTTGATAGCTAATTTAAAATCAAAAGTTAATAGATACTATGATGAGTTTAATGAGCATAAATTTCAGATTTCTGACTTAATAAAAAATGCTAATAATAAACTTAATACAATTAATGCTGTTAGGTTTGTTAATGAATAATTTTTTTGTATTATGAGAGGAGACACATGGGAGAGGATGCTTTTAAAAACAGATTAGTTCATGAATTTAAAGAGTACTTTCCTAATGACAGTTCGCTACAAAATTTTTGTACGCTAATTATCACTATGAAAGGTAATCCTGATTACGCTTTATCCGATGTAGATAGGGATGTATTAAGGAACTCTATTAAAGACTTGGCTGTTTTCACTTCATTAGGCATTTATACTAAGGTTCTTGGTAAAATGAGTAATGATGTTAAAAATCAGTTAGATGTGACTACAAGAAAGAGGGGTAGTAGGGTTCTAGTTAGCGATACTACTTCTAATAATGTGACAGCTACTGTGTATGAATCTAATAGGTTTGATTTAGGTTTTGAGATAGAACCAGTTAAGGTTTCACATACTCAGAATATTCAAAATCAAAACAGACCTGTAAGTGTTAAAGAATATTCTAGTAAATCTAATACATTCACATTAGATGGGGTTGATTTATCATCTAGTAAAGAAATTCCTACAACTTCATATGAGACATATTCTGACTACGAGACATATGATGATGTTCCTACTGTTAATGTAGATGATTTAGATTATTAATTTTGGTAGTTAGCATATTGCTATTACAATATATTTTAGTTTCCAATAAGGAGAATTATTATGTCTGAGATTGAAAATTTTGATGCTATGTTCAATGGTTCTAATGAGTCCACTCCAATTACTGATGTAAAACCAGAGACTGTTGTAAATGAGGTTGCAACTGCTACACCTACGAGCGTAGCATCTCCAGATAGCTTTGTAATTAGCATTGATGGTGCTGGTTCTAATTTGTTGAGTGATTTGGGTATTAAACCTATTTCATTTGGCGATAGGATTCAACGTGTACCTATCGAGAAATATAAAGCTAAGCAGGGTAACATTGATAGAATTTCTATTATTTCTGAGCAAGTGTTACCTATTAAATATCATTACATTGAAGGTAAAGGTTCATATTTGTGTACAGGTGGTAAATGCTGTCAATTAATGGGTGACCCTGCTGTTCGTTATTTAGTACCTATTTGTGTGTATGATACAACTAAAAATGGTGACCCAGCATCTAGTAATATTGAATTAAAAGTATTGTCTATGGGTAACGAGTTATATCAAAACATTGGTATGATTGCTAACGCTGGTAATGTACGTAGTTTAGGTGGTATTACTCATGTTGATATTACTGTTAATTGTACAGAAGAAAAATATCAAAAACTATCACTTATCCCTATTGGTGAGGCTATGTGGAGAAAATCTGCTAAGGCTGTTGAGTTCTTAAATAATAAGTGGCAAGAGTCTGCAAGTGAAGCCTATAGGGCATTAGCACGTAGTGTTGATGAGGCTACATTTGTTAAATTATATGATGAAGCTAATTTTGGTGTAAAACCAGAAGAAAACAAAGGTTTTGGTGGTAGTGAAAGCAACTTCAATTCATTTGGTGGTGCATCAACTAGCAACTTTGATGAATTCTTCAAATAATAAAAATAGTTAATAGTTGAAAGGATAGAGGTACTAGTCATAATAAAATACTATATGATAGTACCTCTATTTTATGATATATGGTTATTTTAGCTATAGACCCTAGCTTTAAGGCTTTATCATTTAGTTTGTACGATAGTGATACAAAAAAGGTTTATATAGATACTGTTTCATATCCTTTAGGGACTTCTATAGGGTTTGAAAAGATATTTGATGCTGTTCATGTACAGTGGTATCAGTTGCATAATAAGATAGATGAGTATTTAAAAGAAAATAATATATCTATTGATGTCGTTATTTCTGAAATACCACCACCTATAGGCAACTTTTCGGCTGGTTTATACGCATTAGATTATACTATTCTAAACAATTTATTTGAGAAGTATACAACAATAAAGGATTTATTCATACTATCGCCATCTTTCTTAACTAAGGTTCATGGTAGACGTGGATATAAGAAGAGTGAGAGTACTGCATTAGTAAAGTATTTTATTGATGAAGTATTATCTGATAGTTTCAATGTGTATATACCGGATAGTGTTTCTGCTAAAGGGAGGGTATCAAAGGGTAGGTTAAACAATGATAAGGCGGAGTCTTTTATATTTTTATTACGTTTGATAGTTAGACTTAATATTAATGGTTTAGCTAGTAAAATAAAGAGTGAGGTAGAGGGTTTATCTCACGAGGGTGAAAAGTTATTGAGGAGTAGGTAATGGCAAAAAAAGAAAAGTCATCTGCTGATGATTTCGCAAAAAGCATTAAGAAGTTGTCTAGTGAGTATCATTCTTTAGATGCTCCAGAGTTTGTTAAAAGTGGTTCAGTGGTATTAGATTCTATATTAGGTGGTGGTATTCCACGTGGTGTATTTATCTTGTTATCATCTGATAGTGGGTTAGGTAAATCTACAGGTGCATTACATGTGAGTAAAGCATACTGTATTCAAAATAAAAGGGTTTTGTATTTAGACTTTGAAAGTGGTGTCAATTTAGCACAGTTAAATTCTATGGGGTTATCTAAGTTTAGATATGACCCAGTTACAAATCCTGATGGTAATTTCTTCTTATTCCAAATTCAAACATTCAGAGAAGCTGATAAAATTTTAGATGAGTTGGTTGAGAATGTTGATTTAGTTGTTATTGATTCTGCTACAGCGATTTTAACTGAAAAGGTAAAAGAATCTTCGTCTGAAGATGTACTCCCTGGCATTGATAGTAGGGTTATGGCTACGTTCTTAAAAAGGCATAAATCTACAAGTACTCGTGCTGGTACGTCTTGGATTATAGTAAATCAGTTACGCACTAAGATTGCTATGGGTTATGGTCAACAAACTGCTGAAGTTGAAGCTGGTGGTAAAGCACTTAAATTCTACCCTGATATTCGTTTAACGATGAAGAAAGCATATAAGGGTACATTAGAGCGTACAGAACAGACAGCTGTTGGTGAGCAAAAAGTACCTTTTGGTGCTATTTGTGAGATTAAGGCTGTTAAAAATCGATATGAGCGTCCAGAGATTCCTCTTAAATTAGCAATTATCTTTGGTAAAGGCATTTCTAATGAATATGCATATTATGACTTCTTAGAGCAACGTGGTAAGATTGTTAAGAGTGGTGCATGGTATACAATTAAGTTAGGTGATTCCCCTAAAGTTCAAGGTATGAATGGTGTTATTGATTGGATTAATACTAATCGTGGTCTTGTTAAGGATTTCATTGAGTCTGAGGGTGGTTATCGTTTATTGTTAAATGAGGCTAGTACTGTGGATTTGATTGACGAATCTTATGATGAAGAGGTCTTTGATGGTACAGAGGTATTTGATGAGCCTACAGAGGACGATGGTGAAGAATAATGTCTGATAAAATAACTGTAGATATTAAAGACTTTCAATCTTTAAAGAAAGCTTATATTGAGTTAACTCCCGGAATTACAGTTATCACAGGTGCTACGAATAATGGCAAAAGTGCCATTATTCGTGCTATAGATTCTGCACTCTTTAATCTTGGTGATGATGCTATGGTTAGGGGTGGTCAGAGGTACTATGGCATTAAGATATCTAATGACAGTCATACAATGCTTATGGCTAGGGATAATGTAGGTAAGAATGAAAAAACTGCATATCAGTTTGATGATGGAACTGTACAAAAGAAAGTTGGTAGAGGTCAATTAGAAGAGGTTTCACGTATGTTCAATATACGTGAGGTCAAAATGAATAATGGTACTAAGATGAAAATTAATTTTTGGTATCAGAATGATAAACCTTTTTTGATGGATAAGACAGCTGGTCAGTTATATGAGTTCTTATCATTGAGTTCTTGTGATAATTATGCTAGAGTATTAAAGTCTTTGGGTAGTGATGTTAGGTCAATCAATTCAGATATTAACACATTGACTACAGAGATTAACACATACAAGTCTTTAATTAATGATAAGAAAGATTTTCTATCTAAGAATGACGGTTTTGACTTGGTGTATCAAGAAGCTTTAGATGTAGATGCTATGGGTGATTTACACTCAAATACTTCTATTATTTTAGATGATATCGATACATATAGTCGTTCGGTTCAAAGGCTTAGTGGTTTAAAATCTAAGTTAGATGATAAACTTTCTGCTATTGATATGGATAGTATTAGGTCTTTATATTCAGATATCGATTCTATCAATTCTAAGGTAGATGAGATGTGTGAGTTGTTATCATACATTGATGATATTAGTAGTAGCATTTCAAGTTTATCAGATATGCATAGAGATTTACATCAAACGATTGAAGATAGTAATAGTAGTATAACTGAGTTTTCAGTATCTTTGTGTGATGTTGAGAAGATTTCATCTGACATTGATAATATTTCTGTGGAGATGGTTGATGTAGATACAAATGCTAAGTATGTAGATAGTTTAAATATTAGGCATAAAGACATACTAAATTCTATGTGTGTAGATACTGATAAGATTAGTTCTGATATAGATACATTAGATTCTTTCTCATCTGAAGTTATTTCGTGTGAAAATTGTTTAGTTGATGTTGATACAGCTAAAGGTGTGTTAGATTCTTATGTACAGAGGGTTAATGATTTAAAGACTAAAGTATCTGAAAGCAATGCAGGGTTTGAACAGTTAAAGAAAGATATAGGATATTGTCCTTATTGTAGGAGGGAGTTTTTCTAAAATGGCAACAATCGAAGAGGTAAAAGCTAAGTTTAGTAGTGTTGAGAAGATTAATCAGTCTTTGAAAGATGAGTTAATTCGTACTGAAGAGCAGTTAAAATCTGCTAAAGAGTCATATGATAAAGCAGTTAATAAATTATTTGAGTTGACAGATAAAAATACATTAGAGGATGCAAGGGTGTATGTTTCTCAACTTAAAGAGGATTATGAGAATAAGTTAAATGACTTGAATAATAAATTATCTGAATATCTAGATAAAGATGGTGAATAGTATGGCAGATTCCTCTATTATTCGTAGAGTTATTGAACATAAAGCTATGATTGATAGTGCTAAGAAAGATATAGCTAATATGTCTTATGCAATTAGCACTAAATCTGATTCGCTTAAAGAGTTAAATAACTTAAAGAATATCAGTGAGTTTTCGTTTAACTATCTAGATGTGTTGGTTAAAGAAGAGTCTGGTAAATTCATTAAGCACTTAAATAACATACTAGATTTTGGTGTAAAATCTATATTTGATGATTGCAATTATTCTATTGAGATTAGGGTATCTGATAGTTCTAGGGCAACAATTCATCTAGTATACGATGATGAAAATGGTGTTAAATTAGAACCAGATATTAAAAATTGTGGTGGTGGTATTCGTACTGTTGTGGGGTGTTTATCTCAGATAGCGTTCATAACACATTATAGGTTAGAACCTGTTTTGTTTATTGATGAGGGTTTGAGTCAATTATCTAGTCAGTATATACCTAACTTTATGGAATTGATTAATCAGATGGCTGAGAAGAATGGGTTAAAAATTCTTTTAATTACTCATGACGATAGGTTTACTTCTTATGCTGTTAGACATTATGAAGTTTCTAAGGGGAATACTAAGTTATTGAGGGGTGGTGAGCTGGGTGAATGACATTCATTTAAAATTAGAAGATGGTGAAAAGATTGCATTTATTTCTGATGTTCATGTGGATAGTAAAATGCCTGACTCACGTGTAGATGATATCATTGTAACTCTTAAAGATAAACTAGTTGATATTCTTAATAAATGTATCAATGAAAATGTAAAATATGTCTTTTTTGAGGGTGATGTTGTAAATCGAGTTCAATGTCCATTTGAACCTATTACAATGTTAGCTGATATTTTATTACGATTTAAGAATGAAGGGATTAGATGTTTTTCTATTCTTGGGAATCATGATATTGTTAGAAATTCACTAGAAAACTTAGATAAAAGTCCTATTCAGATTTTATTTAAGTTAGGTGTTTTAGAACATATCAATTTAGAAACAAGAGTTATTTTTAATAATTCTATTCTACTAACAGCTGTTGATTATACAGAATATCCTATTAAAGCTGATAATAGTTACAAAGTTAATATATTATTAGCACATATGTTTTATGGTAAAAGTGGTTTTCTTGCAGATGAAAAACACAATCTAACAGATAATAATATCTTAGATTTAGGGTATGATTTAGTTGTATTAGGTCATGACCACGAAGATTATGAAGATGTAGTTGTTGGTTCAACTAAGATAGTTAGACATGGTTCTGTTCTTAGAGGTACATCTCATAACTATAATTTTACGAGAAAGCCTAACTTTGTTATCATTGATGATATACTTAAACCTAAAGAGACTAGACGTATAGAAATTGCTCATAGGGATTATAAAGATGTCGCTAGTGAGTATATTTTAAATAAGAAAACATTTAGTAGTATCAATGCACTACAAGATGTACTATCTAATCTAGCTGATAAATTAGTTGATACTACAGAAACAGATTCAGATAGGATATATAATATCATTATGAGTGACAAAGAGTTGCCTAATGATTGTAGAGAACTATTGTTAAAGTATATTAATGAGGTTTGATGTTAGATGGCTTTTAAGTTAGAAAATCAATATACATATCTGTTTGAGGATTTTCAGATAAACAATGGGTATGATATATTTATGAGGTATCAAGATAAAAATACAGCAGATGAAGAACGAGAGCATTTAGAATCTGTTGTTAAGGGATGGATTCTTGATAAAAATCATGAGGTTGCTAGGTTAACATATAGTGACGATTATATGTTATATAACGTAAATTCGCTAATGTCTTTGAGTACTTCTGATATCTATTCAAATGGTGAGTTCGGTGTTAATAGTGTTGGAGTTTCTGTATTACAAACTTTCTTCCCTGAGTTAGAGGGTGTTGATAAAGTAAAAGGTTGTTGTATGAGAGATTTTTGTAAGAAGTCTGAAAAGTCTTTTACAAGATATGTACGTAAGCTTTTGAAATATGGAAAATCACCTAATGACATGAGAAGTATGTTCGCTTTCGTTGGTGCAGGGTATTGCTCAAATTTCAGACCTGCAACTGCTAAAACAATTTATGAGTTGTATGGAAAAGATAACTGTAAAGTACTGGATACATCAAGTGGATTTGGTGGTAGACTGTTAGGTTTCTTTACAGCT